ATCCTCACTTCCTTTGCTTTTTGCAGATAGTATAACAGGCAAATGTCCGTGAAATGTTACAGCGGACGAATTTTTGAAAAAATTATTTCTTCATAAATTATATAGCCTGTTGGCTTTTACATCAAGATTTTACAAGTGAATAGTGAAATGAAATACTACCTTACATAAAGTTTCATTACATTCTCATAATCCAACCAGAAATGTACAATGATATAGGGTGATATGAGAATGAACCAAGATGAAAGAAGGTTTGACTTTCACGGCCTCGGGGCAGCTCTCAAAAGAGCCAGAGAAGAAAAGGGCTGGACACAAGCCTACGTTGCGGAATTAGTAGACCGTGACTCCCGTACCATTATGAATATTGAGAACAAAGGTCAGTATCCCAGCTTCGACCTTTTTGTTAAACTCATTACCATGTTTGACGTTTCAGTTGACCAGTTTATTCATGCGGACGGAGGGGCAAGGTCAAGTTCTTGCAGAAAGCACATTGATGTGCTCCTAAATTCTATGAATGAAAAAGAGCTTGTTGTAATAGAAGCCACAGCCGAGGGCATTAAGAAAGCCAGAGAAACGGAGGTTCCAGAATAAGGGCCTCTGTTTTTTTGCGCCATTTTAGGGGCTGTCGCTAAGTGGCAAGCAATAACAAACCCAATCATATTGTTTCTCCTTACAAACCGCATTAAAACCATAATGAGACACATTCTTGTATTTCCCAAAATCGAGATTTACTAATCCTACAAATTTCGATTTGCACATCAAATCGTTTTCTTCATTCTATCATAACTTCTATTGATCCACCATCAGTCTTTCGAACCAGGTATCCATGACAATGATAAACTGGCCTGCTCCTGGCAATTCTTGCAGCATTTCATCAAGAGTTTTCTGTTTCACATATTTCTGCACATACACCCAACAGGCAACGCTACTGGCTTCTGATACAATGTCAGCTATGGTTTTGCGCATAAGCTCTTCAAATTCAGCAATTTCTTCTTTTGGGACAACATCATACAGGGTTGGTGTCTGATGACTTAATTTTACTCCATTTTCATTTGCATCTTTAAGCAGATTCTTAACTTTTTCTCTTGAATTCTCCGGTACTTTCATGTACTCCCACATAAATGCTACCATATCAGATGGTGTGTCTTTTTTTAGTGGTGGTAACTGAATATAATCATTGTTTTCACTCATTTTCATATTCTCCTCACGATATAATACAGAAACTAAGGCGGTAAATCCTTGAAAATACAGGGTTTACCGCCTTTTTTGTTTCTAATTTGTTACTGGTTCAGTGCAAAAAATATTATTTTAACAGGGCAACGGTGTCCCGTAACTGTTCAATAGTCTTGTGATTATACACCCTGTTTCCTACATCCTTTGACTTATGACCCATTAGCATATCAATACATTTTCTGTTACCTTTGGCATTGTCAAGGTTGGTTTCAAAGGTGTGCCGTGCTTCATGTGGGGTCTTGTCTGCACCTATCTTTTCCATGACTTCACCCCAACACTTATAGTAATTTGCCTGACTGAACTTTTTCCCCTGATAAGTGAACAGGTACTTGTTCCCTTCATCAACCAGTGCTTTCACAAATGGTTTGATGCGGTCATGTATCGGAACAATACGGCACTTTCCGGCAGCAGTCTTGATTCCACCTTCAAAGTACCAGTCCTTAATGTTTATCTGTTCAGTTTTCATCCCCAACAATTCCTGTAATCTGAACCCCGTATATATGTAGATCAGCACGGTATTGACCCAAGGGTCATCTTTTATTTTCCACAGTGCATCAACCTGTTCAGGCGTGAACGGTTCACGGGTGGTATCAGGTATTGGTGGGGCGGTGGTAATTTGTGAATACATTTTATCTATCAGGTCAATTTCAAAAGCAAAACGGTCAAGGTGACCGAACAGATTTTTGATTGACCATTGCGTTGAATAACCGCACCCGCAGTTGTCAATGCAGTCTTGCATCTGATAAGATTTCAGTGATCGGTACTTCACACCGTAGTATTTTGAACAGTGCTTGAACGCTGAACGCAAGGACTGTTGATTTGATTTTCCTAACTTGGGTAACTTGATTTCAGACCAACGCTGATAGAGTACAACCAAGGTGACCTTTTCCCGGTCAATGTCCCAAGGATTGTTATTATATCCAGCCAATAGAATGTTGGCTTTTTCTTCTGTTTCAGCGTAACCGATAGGGGTTTGTTTTGCGTGTCCCTGTTCGTCATATATGGTAACCTTGGCAAGCCACGGGCGTGATCGGTTACCCTTCAACTTGGTCACGCATCCGTAACCGTTTGGGTTTCTTCTTCCCATGTATATCATTCCTTCCTGATTGAAATTTCAAGGAATGGATGATATAATTAGGGTTGCATAGCCTATATCATCCTATTCCTTGGTATAGAGTTATAAGAACCCTGACCGCTGCAACGGTTGGGGTTCATTTTTGTTCAGTTATAATTCAATGTGTGAAGGTGCTGCAACACCTTTATTCTGTAAATCAAGAAACTTTCCATATTCCATTGCTGTTCCCCAAAAGGCAAGCATACCTTTGTCATATTCCACAACCAAGTAATACTTCTTTGCACCTTTTAATTTTGATGTGTTTTTTGCCTGACCGTGATATTTTAACATGAACTTTTCTTCTTCCATTGCTGAAAATGACTTGATTCTGTTCATTGGAAGTGTGACGGTAGTTTCAGGCTTGATTCTTCTGATCTCAAACACATCACCTTTTACTTCAATTCTGCAAGGGTAATCAGTCGCAAACCCTTCAATTCCTTCATAATGTCCTACTGGTATTCCTGATTCTTTCTTTTTTCCAAACATTTTTTACCTTCCTTCCATTCAGTAACCGTTGTAACTGTTGGTAACGGTTTAAGTATCTGTTATAAATGCAGTATTATCAATAGGGTAACGGTTAGTAACTGTTGATAATTGATTTTCTTATATTTTGATTATGTACTAATTCTAATGTTAAAATAAAAAAAGTAAAATATAGAGTATAGAAAAACAACAGTTACCAGTTACCAACAGTTACCTTTTGGAAAAGTCAACCCATATTATGCCGTTTGACTTCCTGACGATTCTTTTTTGACAGAATATTTTTCATCATCCAGTAATGTGTTAATTCGTTCAATGACTTTAATTCTGTCAACTGCATCCAGTTTAATAAATGAAGAAATCACAAATTTGGTTTCTTCATCATAAACTTGTTTTACCAGTTCAACAGATTCAGACTGTTCTTGAATATTTGAACAATCCATTAGATCACAAACTGATACACCAAGTTTTTCTGCTATGATCTTTAACTTGGATGTAGGAACATCGTTAGTCCCTGATTCAATCTTTGAAATAGTTGACCGTGCGTTGTCCGTATTCCACCCGCAAAGGTTGGCAAGTGCTTCTTGAGAAAGTCCTTTATCGTCCCGGTATTTTTTTATGTTATTACCAAGAATTTTCAGAAAATCCTTCTTTTTATCTACCACAACTGTCACCCCCTTTCTATATGTAATTTTACTATGTTAGGGATTGAAAATCAACTTTTTTTAAGTTTTTTATAAAAAATAGTTGACATTTAATCCACAGGGGTTTATAGTATGAAATGTGGACGGACAATCCACAAGAAGCAAAGCAAGTAGGAAGGACACGGGTGAAGCGATAGGGCTACACGCAAGTGACATGGTGGTCAGGCTGCCGGATAGCAGATAGAGCGTGTGAAGAATAAACATGACCCGTCAAAGTAGTTGAAGAAAACAGGAACGGTAGGGCAAGAAAGCACAGTGTACCGCACTATTTGAAGAAAGCGGACAGGCTGAACCAATCGGCACTTTACCCCTAAACCAAGAAACCGTTAAGTGGAAGAATCAACCGCACGAGATGACACAGCACTTTGTTTCAACTGGAACTGAAACCAGTATAAAAATAAAACACCCTTACAATTAACCGGGTTCAGAACAGGGTAGCCGGAAGGTGTGCAAGTTCCCCGACTTGCAAGGCGGTCATGTGAAGCACCTAACGAATGAAACCGCCAATAAAAAAGAACTGTTGCAGCAGTTCCGGGAAAAAGAACCAAGGAATAGGATTTCAGTTCTTTCAAAAAATTGTCTATTGTATGTAGGTCAACAAGTTTTGGTGGTTTTAATGTGAAACCACGGCGGTTTGAACAGTACCGTTCAAAAAGTTCAATGATGTGTAACAGGTTTTCAGATTTTAATGTGAAATCTGATAAAGGAAAGACACCCCTGATTGTACTAAGGTGTGCTGACAATAGACAACTTTTTGAAGGAACTGGGAAAGGATAAAGGCAATGATTGATTTCATAAAAGATGCGGATTGCACCAAGGAAACACCTGTCAAATTGGGTGTTCCTGATGCACCGATATATGGCAAGGGCATCAAATTGAAACCAAGGGTTGACGGTAGAACTGATTCAGAGCATTTCAAGAAAATCTATTTGCCGGAACTTTTACCACTTGAAGAATATGATCTGATAGTTGTTTTGATTTCCGGCGGTAAGGATTCAGTTGCTTGTTACCTAAAACTTCTTGAACTTGGTGTACCAAAAGAAAGAATAGAGTTTTGGCATCACGATATTGACGGCGGGCATCCTTCAAGGCGTATGGATTGGAAATGTACCCAAAACTATGTAAAAGCACTTGCAGATGCAGAGGGTATCAAGTTAAGGGTTTCATACAGGGTGAATGGTTTCTTTGGTGAATTGTATCGGATAGGTGCATCAGAACCCATTGAATGGATTGACCCTGATACTGGTGAAGTAAAGCAGTGCAAACCTTCAAGCAATTATCTGAAATGCAAAGAACTGAAAGAACAGGCAACAGAGGAAATGGAAGAACTTCTGAAAAAGTACGGTTATAGAATGAAGTTCCCCGCAAAAACTGGTGATCTGTCACGGCGTTGGTGTTCTGCATATCTGAAAATATGTGTTGCAGATACGGTTGTCAGTAATCTTGACCGCCTTGGTGAACTTGAAAAACTGGGTGGTAAAAGACATAAATTTCCCGCAAAAGGTGGTACACATTCAGGGCGTTGGTGTAGTGGTAACTTAAAAGCAGCGGTTCAGGACAGTGTGACAGCCAATCTTGAAGAAACCAAACGTGACAAGAAAATCTTGATTGTTTCAGGTGAACGCCGTGGTGAATCTGCCGGACGGTCAAAGTACAATGAAATGGAAATACACCGCACCAATGCAGAAGCCAAGGCACACAGAATCGTTCATCAATGGCGGTGCTGCATTGATTATTCTGAAAAGGGATGTGTGGGAACTGCTGAAACGGCATCATATAAATCCACACCCATGTTACAGGATAGGTTGGAACAGATGCAGTTGTATGATGTGTATATTTTCAACACCCCGGTTATTTGCCGGAGTAAAAGAACTTTTCCTGATGATTATGCTGCACTAAGGCGTGATGAAGAAGTTCTTGGGTTCACACTGGATAACAAAAAGAATCTTGATGAATTTATCGGTGATACACAGTCTTGCGTGTGTTGGAAGGATAAAGCAGCAATACATTCAATACTTACTGGTGAGTTCAACACAGATGACATATACACAAATGATTGGAATTATCCTGTTGGTGCATTTCATGGTGCTGACGGTGGTTCATGTTAGAAAGAAGGTGGTTATGTGAAAAAAATAGTTGCAGCATGGATTGAACAGATTCTTGAATTTCCAACCAAACTTGAATACCTTGCGTATATGGAAAGTCTGAAAAAAGGCAGACCGCAGAAGTTTAAGGAAACATCCTTTGAACAGTTGGAATCAGGGGTTGTAAGAATAACAATCAGGAAGCAGTACAATAACAATGCTTTTCCTGATGATGAAAAGGAAGGTGAAAAATAAGATGATTAAAGGTAATTTATTAAGAGAAAAAATTGATGCTTGTGGTTTCAAATTGGTTTACGTTGCTAAACAGGTTGGGGTTTCTTATCAGGCGTTTTTGAAAAAACTCAACAATGAAACAGAGTTCAAAGCAAGTGAGGTGATGATCTTGAAAGAACTTCTTCATTTGACAGATGATGAAGTTATGGAGATTTTTTTTACCTAAAATGTGGACTGATAATCCACAATAAAGAAAGGATAGGTGATAAATTATGAAATTCAGCGAAAAGTTGAAACAGGCTATGCAGCAGTTAGGTGTCAATCAGGCACAGGTGGTTGGAATGACCGGGAAAAGTAAAGGGTCAATCAGTATGTACCTGAATGACAAAACAGTTCCGTCAGAACAGGTTCAGAGTGATATTGCAGTGTCACTTGGACTTGCACCTGATTATTTTGAACAAGAAGAAAACCCGGTGATCTTCAAACCGTCAAAGTGTGAAGATGGCATCCAAACCTTAACAATACATGAAGTTGCTAAGTTGATGCATAAGCACACAAACACAATAGCACTTGGTTTACAACAGGGGGTTTTTCCTTGGGGGTATGCAATCCATACTTCTGAACACCGTTGGTCTTACTTCATCAATGCAAAGCGTTTTGCAGAAATTGAGGGGGTGACGGTCAGTGCCTAAGATTCAATACAAGGAAATAAATTTCAGGGGCAAAAGTCTTGAACTGATAAACCTTGTGAATCAGGTGGTTGAAGAATATCAGGCACAGGGATATGAACTGACACTTAGACAGGCATATTATCAGTTGGTTGCCCGTGGTTATATACCAAACAATGAACGCAGCTATAAGAATATAGGCAGTCTTATCAATGACGGCAGACTTGCCGGACTGATCGACTGGTACAGCATCACAGACAGAACCCGCAACCTTAGAAGCAATGGTCACTGGGACAATCCGGCAGATGTGATTGGTTCAGCAAGATATTCTTATATGCTTGATAAGTGGCAAGGTCAACCGAACTACGTTGAAGTATGGGTTGAAAAGGATGCCTTGGTTGATATTGTCGGACAGGCTTGCAAACCACTTGACACACCTTATTTTTCATGTAGGGGTTACACATCACAGTCAGAAATGTGGAGTGCAGCACAACGGTTTATTCGACAGGGTGACCGGGAAAACCGTTTCATCATTCATTTAGGTGACCATGACCCAAGCGGTATTGATATGACAAGGGACATTCAGGAAAGGCTTTCAATGTTCGGTGCAGATGTTTATGTAAAGCGTGTTGCACTGACAATGAATCAGATTAGTACATATAACCCACCGCCGAACCCGGCAAAGATTACAGATTCCCGTTGTGGAAAGTACATTGCTGAATATGGTGATGAATCATGGGAATTGGATGCACTTGAACCACAGGTCATCACTGATCTGATAAATAATGAGGTCACGGCACTAAGAAATGATGAAATTTATCATGCGGTGTGTGACCTTGAAGAAAAAGGAAAAGATGAATTAAGAATGATAGAACGTAACTATGACAGAGCAGTTGCATTATTAGAAAGTGAGGAATAAAAACCATGAAAAAATATGAATTTACAGGAGAAACCAAAGAAATCAAATTGTTATTTAGAACCGCAGTATTACACCGTATCCGTGCAACTGTTTCATTTGGATTTGTAAAAATCGGTGATCTTGGTGGTTGGATTGAGAAAGAAGAAAACCTTTCACATGAAGGAAAGGCTTGGGTTTGGGGCAATGCCAAGGTTTGGGGCAATGCCAAGGTTTGGGGCAATGCCAAGGTTTGCGGTGATGCCGAGGTTTGCGGTGATGCCGAGGTTTGGGGCAATGCCAAGGTTTGGGGCAATGCCAAGGTTTGCGGTGATGCCGAGGTCTTTTCTGCAAGTCATGTGTTAGTGATTGGTGCAATCGGCAGTAGAAATGATTTCACTACATTCTATCGTGACAAGGACAATGAAATTACAGTCAAGTGTGGTTGTTTCCTTGGAAAGATTGATAGATTTCTTGAAAAGGTTACACAGACCCACGGTGATTCTAAATATGCATTGGTTTACAGAGCAGCAGTTGAAGTTGCTAAGTTACAGATTGACCTTTCAGGTGAAGCACTAAAGGACGCTGATGAAGAATGAAAATGTTGAATTTCATGCCCCACCAAGAAGAAGCATTGAACAGAACTGAACAGTTCAACTGTTGTGCGTATTATCTTGATATGGGACTGGGTAAAACCTTTGTAGGTGCTGAAAAAATGTATTTGCTGAATAATTCGGTGAACTTGGTCATCTGTCAGAAGTCAAAGATAGATGACTGGGTGCAGCACTTCAAAGATTATTACCCAAGTGACAGGGTGATGAACTTGACCAAGAAAAGTGAAGCAATCAATTTCAGGACACTGGTTGACACCAAGGAATTATACAAAATGGATATTCAGATTGTTGGTGTCATCAATTATGAAACAGCGTTCAGGCGTGATTGGTTACTGAAATTACAGGGGTTTACCCTGATGCTTGATGAATCAAGCCTTATCACCAATGAAACCGCCAAGCGGTCAAAATTCATTCTGAAAATGAAACCTGAAAGCGTGATTTTGTTATCAGGAACACCGACAGCCGGAAAATATGAAAGGTTGTGGTCACAGGTGCAGTTGTTGGGGTGGAACATTACAAAGAAAGCCTTTTACAACAGTTATGTTGTGACAGAATGGGTTGAGAACGGGGACGGGTTCAAGCGTGAAGTTATCACCGGGTACAAGCACACGGAACATCTGAAAAAGAAACTTGCAGATCATGGGTGCATCTTTATGAAAACCGCTGATGTGATTGAACTGCCGGAACAGACTGAACAGAAGATATTCTTTAAGGCAACACAAGCGTACAAGTATTTTATCAAAAACAGTTACATCATGCTTGATACCCTGAATATGTGTAAGTTCAAGGATGATTCAGATTATTACGGTACGGATGTGACCCCACGGGTTGAACTGGTCGGTGATAACAGCCTGACCAAGATGCTATATGCACGGCAGTTGTGCGGACAGTGGCATAAGGAAAAACTGGAAGGTTTGCGGGACTTGGTTGAATCAACAGAAGATAGGCTGATTATATTCTACAACTTTACCGCAGAACTTGAAGCAATGCAGAAAAAACTTGCTGATCTAAACAGACCCTATTCAGTTGTGAATGGGTCAAAGAAGGACTTGACTGCATACGATCAGGCAGATGATTCAATCACATTCATACAGTACCAAGCCGGGGCAATGGGTGGTAACTATCAGAAAGCAAACAAGATTATTTATTTTACCTTACCACTTGGCAAAGGGTCATGTGATATGTGGGAACAGTCAAAAAAGCGTATTCACCGCATAGGACAAGCCAAACCGTGCTTTTACTATTACTTACTGGTGAAGGGGACGGTTGAAGAAAGAAACCTTGCAGCGTTGAAAGAAGGGAAGGAACTGACAGATGAATTATTCAAAAATACCTAATTGGATATTTGGAATCATGGCATTTATCGGTGTATTCCTGATAATCGGTGCAGTCGGTGCATCTGACTATGCGGTTGAAATGGGAATATATGAACCACTTACTGCACACCTGAAAGAATACATCATTGGTGCGATTCTGATAATTCCCGGAATCATTTATTTGAAAATCACGGAAAGGGGTGATGAAAATTGAACTATTCAAAGAGCATGAGAAAGTCGGCAATGGTCAAAAGGGTCTTGATTCTGATTGGTGTTGCACTTGTCGTTGGTTTGGTGATTGGTAATGTGTCAGGATATGCCCTGAAAACTCATATAACCGCCAAGGACAAGCAGAAAACAGAAGAACAGACACTTGAACGGTCAAGCACTAAAACCCTTGTATATGGGGCATATGATGACAGAACTTTCACACAGGAAATTTCCCTTGACTGGGGTGCGGGTGACTTAGATTTCACACCGCTTGACTGCAAGATGCCGGAAGAACAACAGGAATTTACATATTACCTTTGTACCGGGTATAACATTGATTTTACCCTTGTCATGGCACTGATTCAGAATGAAAGCAGTTTTGACCCGTCAGTTATAAGCGTAACCAATGATTACGGTTATATGCAGATCAATAAAATCAATCATCAATGGTTGACTGATACCCTTGGGGTTACGGATTTCACAGACCCATACCAAAACATCAGGGCGGGTGTGTTCGTACTTAGAAAGTTATATGAACGGTATCAAGATACCAATATGGTCTTGATGGCGTACAACATGGGTGAAGATGGTGCTGCCCGGTTATGGGAAAAGGGCATCTATTCAACCGACTATACAGAAAAAATACTGAACTATCAGACACAGTTCAATGAACAGTTGGGCGGTGATTAAATGGCAGCAGAAAAGAATTTTGAAAATAAGGTCAAAGCGTTCCTGAAGGACACCGGGGCGTGGCTGCTGAAATATTGGGGCGGTGCTGCTTATACAAAAAGCGGTATTCCTGACCTGTTGGTTTGTTCAGACGGGTGTTTCCTTGGCATTGAAGTCAAAGCACCAAACGGTGAACCGTCACTATTGCAGTTGGTCAACCTCAAAAAAATCAGAGAATCAGGCGGGTATGGAATTTTGTTGTACCCCAAGGATTTGAACAGTTCAAAATGTTCATTGCAAAAAAATCAGAACTTAACGCTTGGTATCTTTCCAATATTGAAGATCAGAAGCGTTGGGAAATAAAATTATCAAAATAAGGAGTGAAAGAGCATGGCAGCAAAAAAGAAAGCAGATGCAGCGGTTGAGAATACCGCAGAAGTAACACAGGAAAGCGTTCAGGAAGAAATTGAACAGGTGGCAGCAGACAATGCAAAGGAACTTGACAATAAGAAGTATGTGGTTGACCACTTACTTTCAACCAAGCGTGAGGGAATGGAAGATCTGATTGCATACATGGAAGAAATCGGATTCTTTGAAGCACCTTGCAGTGGTGGAAATCATCTTGCTTGTCAGTTCGGTCTTGTTCATCACAGCAGAAACGTAATGATGGCAGCAGAAAATATTGGTTACGCACTTCTTGGCAAAGTCAAGTATGCAGAAATTCGTAATTCAGTCATCATTGCAGCAGCATTACATGACCTTGGCAAGTGCGGTGACTTTGGTAAACAGATGTATGTGCCTAACATGATTAAGGACGGCAGACCCACCAAGGCAGAGCCGGAACAGAAATATAAACAGTCTGAAAGCAAGCCTTTCAAGCGTAACCCGGCACTTCTTCCACTTGACCATGCAACCCGTAGCATCAAGTTAGCAACCCTTTTCATTGACCTGACGGAAGATGAAGAATTTGCGATCAGATACCATGATGGTCTGTATGAATCAGCAAACTATGCAGTGAAGGGAAATGAAACCCCGTTATATTTGATTCTGCACTATGCTGATTTATGGTCAAGCAGAGTAACAGAAGGCAGCACAGATGAAGGAAGTGAAGAATAATGGATAAAAGAGATAAGAAAATCAGACAGTTAGAAGATGAACGCAATCAGTTGATGGCTGAAAATCAGGAATTGAAATATATCATCAATGATATTCAGTCAGTGAATGATATTATGCGTGAAGATATTGAAAAGGAATGTGCTGCTGAATGTGGTTGTATTGTAATTGAAGGAAGTCGCACCAGTGCAGCATATCAGTATTTAATTGGTATTCTTCTTGCAAATAACTATTCTGTTGAAGTCATACCAATGGATGAACGCAGAAAGTTAAAAATCATTATCAAGGAAAGTGAGGTATAAGAGTATGGTAAATGAAAGACAGGGAAAAGTTTACAATCCCCGCCCGGTATATAACAGAAAGTTACTTCGTTCAGTGATTCGTGCGGGAGTTCAGAAACAGTTTGGTCAGCATCATGTTTCTGCTAATATGGCGGGAAACTTTGAAAAAATCAGAAAGGAACAGGTGAAATAATATGGCACAGATGCTTTTGATTATGGGTGAATCAGGTACAGGAAAAAGTACCAGTATGAGAAATTGCGATCCGGCAACAACTGCCGTTGTGAACCCGGTTGGTAAGCCGTTACCGTTCAAGGGTAAGTTCACAATGCTGAACAGTGAGGTTGAATCCCGCAAAATCTGCAAGTTTATGAAGGAACAGGCAGCAGCCGGGAAGAAGTTACTGGTGGTTGATGACTTCCAGTATATTCTTTCAGTCCCTTACATGAACCGTATCAAAGAAAACGGTTGGGACAAGTGGAATGACTTCGGTGCAAACTACTTTGAAATCATTGAGGTGTGCAAGGAACTTCCTGATGATGTGGTGGTTGCTTATATGACCCACACAGAAACACTTGAAAATGGTGTTACTACTATTAAGCTGATCGGAAAGTTACTTCGTGAGAAGATCACCATTGAAGGACTTTTCACCATTGTACTTAGAACAGGTGTGAATGAAGGAAAATATTACTTCTACACACAGAACAGTGGCAAGGACACCGTGAAGTCACCTATGGGGATGTTCCCGGCATACGCCATTGACAATGATCTGAATTATGTAGCCGATAAAATCCGCAACTTCTATGAAGTCGGTGAGTATAAGACAGATGCGGAAATGGGTCAGGCTGATGCACAGGCTGCATCCGATCTTGAAAAGCCGGATGTAAACGGTAGACGGGCAAGGGGTGGAAAAAAGACCACATCCACAGCAACACCACCTACCACAACAGAGGATGCAGCACCAAAGACAGGCAGAACCGCCCGCAAGACACATGATGAAGTTGTGGAAGAAAACAATCAGAAAATGGCTGATTATATGGCAGAGCGTGACAAGGCTATTGATGCGGTTGCTGATGGGCGTGAAGAAATCCCGTTTGATGAAGCGTGTGCAGCAGCGGATTCTGTACCGCAGCCGGAACTTGAAACACCGCCAAGAAGAACCCGCAAGGAAAGAAAGTCTGCTGAACAGTCTGAACCTGTTCAGGACGGTACAACAAACACTGATTCTGAATCTGTCACACTGGATGCAGACACATACTTCTATGTTCCGGCTGATGATAACTATGTGATGAAGCACAAGGGTGACACGGTTGACCTGATTGTTGACGGTGTTGAGGTTATGAAGGTCATCAGCAAGGAAGAATTTGGTGAAGGTGTGAAGCGTTTAGCACAGGCAGACAACCCTAAGCCGGAAAACCCTATTGACGGGGCAATGAACCCGCCGGAGAAGGGCAGACGCACAAGAAGAAGTGCAGCACAGGCACAGCCTGATAATGCAGATACAACAGCGGATGAAACCCCGGCAGTAGATGAACAGCCGACTGGCAGAACCCGCAGAGTAAGAAAAACACGCTAAGAAAGTGAGGTAAAAGAACATGAACAATCCTTTTGGTTTACCTGATGAACTGTTTGGTGCAATCCTTGCATCAGCAATCACGGAAGGAATGAACACGGCAAACAACCGTTCAATGAAGAACCCGCACCCGGTAGCACCTAAACAGGATGCATCGCCGGAAGATGGTGCAACTGCTGCAAAGAAAATCTATGATTCCTATGTAAAAGTCGGATTCAATGAGGTTCAGGCGTTTGAGTTGTTAAAGTTAGTATTAAGCAAATAAGAAAGGTTAAAAGGTGAAAAATTATGGCTATTGATTTCAGTGCATTTGATGAAAAGGTTGATTTACAGGAATTACAGAATGAGGTGCAGAACGCACCTGACAATGATTTTGCTGATGTGCCGGATGGTACATATATCATTGGTATTGAGAAGATGGAAATTAAGTTGACCAAGGCACAGGATAAGTTGATGTTTGCAGTTCAGGCAAAAATCAAGGAAGGTGAACAGGCAAACCGCATGATCTTCTTCAACCGTGTTATTTCCGGCAACAGTTCCGCAAAGTGGACGGACGGACAGGCAATCAAGTCTGTATGCACTTGGGTGAACAAGCTGATTGCAGAAGATGACACACCTGTTGAATTTGTGAACTATGCAGATTTTGCAGATCAGATTCTTGATGTATTCCAGTCCATTCAGGGTGCGATTGAAGTTGAGGTTGATTATAAGGCAGATGCTTTCAACCCTATCACAATCAAGGAAGTTTTTGACTGTTAAAAAATTTTACTTGCGTGTGGATTGATAATCCACAATAATGTTATCAGGCGGTGGCGGGGTCGCACCTTCCACCGCTATTTTCAGAAAGGGTGAATGTAGTGATATTTTATGACTTTGAGGTTTTCAAGGAAGATTGGCTTGCTGTTTTCATTGATGTGACCAAGAAAAAAGAATATGTGATAATCAATAACCCTGATGAATTAAAAGCCTTATATGAAGCTAATAGCAAGGATATATGGGTGGGTTATAACAACCGCCACTATGACCAGTACATTATGAAAGGTATTCTGTTGGGAATGAATCCCAAAAGAATCAATGACTGGATAATTGTTGAAGGTCGGGAAGGTTGGCAGTTTTCATCAGCGTTCAATAAGATTCCAATGATTAACTATGATGTGATGCCGAACCCCCCGGTTGGTTTGAAAACACTGGAAGGTTTTCTTGGCAGCAATATCAAGGAAACGGATGTTGATTTTAGAATAAACAGGAAATTAACCAAGGAAGAAATTGAAATGACGGTTTTCTACTGTCGGCATGATGTAGAAGAAACAATCAAAGTATTCCTTGAAAAAATAGATGAATTTAATGCAATGCACGGTATCATTCAGGCTTTCCCGGACATTGTAAGACTGTCTGATATAGGGGACAGTGAAGCAAGAATTACTGCAAAAGTGCTTGGTTGTTCCCGCAGATCCTTTGAAGATGAATTTGATTTCTACTTCTTGCCGTGCTTGCAACTGAAAAAATATAAATATGTTCAGGACTGGTTTGAACAGAAAAGACAGGAAGCCTTGTCAATGGACTTGGCACACATGGATAAATACTCAAAACGTACATGGTACAAAGAACAGGGTCTTGAAACCGTGGTTGCGGGTATTCCTCATTCATTCGGTTTTGGCGGTGTTCATGGGGCAACAGCCACACCAATTCACAAGACCGGGCAACTGCTACACGTTGATGTAAACAATTACTATCCTTCAATGCTGATTGCTTGGGGACTGGTTACAAGGGCAGCAACTAATGACAATTACCCGTTGGTGTATAACACACGAAAAGCCATGAAGGAAAAACAGATTGCTGCAAAAAACGCCGGAAACAAGAAAGAAGTCAAGCGGTGGAAGAAAGCACAGTTGCCATATAAAAAGATGCTGAACGCCTTGTCAGGTGCAATGAAGGATGAAACCAATGCAGCGTATGACCCAAGAAACAATAACTGTATGTGCATCAACGGTCAGTTGATGTTGCTTGACCTGATTGAACACCTTGAAGTTGTACCGGGATTTGAACTGATTCAGTCCAACACGGACGGTCTTATTATTTGGATTCCTGACACAGATGAAGCCTTTGAAATGGTTGATGATATTTGTTGGGAGTGGGAACAGCGTTGTTCAACAGATCAGTGTTCAATTCTTCTTGAACTGGATAACATCAGTGAAATCTATCAGAAGGATGTGAACAATTACCTTTGGGTTGGTATTGACGGCGGTGTTGAAAGAATCGGTGCTTATGTGAAGGAACTTTCAGCGGTTGACAATGATCTGCCAATCCTGAATAAAGCACTGGTTGACTACATGGTTAAGAAAACCCCGGTTGAACAGACCATCAATCAGTGTGATGACCTGATTATGTTTCAGAAGATTGTCAAGTTATCAGACAAGTATGATTGGGTAGAACATGAGCATTGCACCCCGCTTGTCAGTCATATAGGCAAAAGAACAATCAAAACGGTATATGAATACCCTGACAAGGACAAATACACATATAAGTCATACAGGGTGTTTGCATCTAACGATCAGAAGGACGGAAGATTGCTGAAACGTAAACAGGTGAAGGCAAAGGGTGAAAAATTTGGTAATACACCTGACCACTGTTTCATTTTCAATGATTCAGTTGTTGGGGTAAAAACACCGCCTGAACTTGATAGGCAGTGGTACATAGATTTAGCAAAGAAACGCTTGAAACAATTTGGTGTTGTAGCGTAACACCGGGAAGGAAGGTTTTCATGGATTTAGAAATTAGATATGAAAATGGTTCAATGACAGTTCATCTTGAAGAATTTCTTTCAGAACGCAGAATTGCCAAGGTCAGGAAACTGCTGAAAGTTATCAGAAGCAGTTTCACACCTGAATGTGAACAGCAGATGAAAGAATTTATTCAGGAACAGACTGAACAGTTTGAACAAGTTCAGAAGGAACACAGTATTTACATTGAAGGGTACACGCAAAAGGTCAAGTATGCAGAACAGCAGATCAGGCAGACAAAGCACCGTATTTCACAGATTCAGACGGGTGTTAAAAACTCGCAACTTCTCCGGGATTCACACAGGAAGAACACAAAAGTTTGGAAGGATCGCAATGCTGATGTAAAAAAGTACAGGGAACGCCTAAAAGAACCAAGGACAACTTTGAAGGAACAAAATGAAGAACTTAGGAACTTGAAAACACAGTTATGGAAAAGGCAAAAGGCTTTTGACTGCAATGTCAGAAACAAGGAATTTTATAAAAAAGTGATGCAAGAAATCACTTAAAGGATGGTGATAAAAAATGCCACTATACAAAGGTTATGTTGAAACCAAAGGCAAGGCAAGCATTGAAAAACTGAAAAACAGAACCACATGGAAAACCTATGATGAAGTGAAGAATCTGAATGGGTTCGGTGGGGTTTTGGCTGATGACACCATCCTTATTGACATTGATGATTCTGACCAATCTGAAATTCTGATGAACATTGTGGAAGAACTGCAACTTGACTGTAAAGTCCTTTGTACCAGTAGAGGAAAACACTTTCTTTTCAAGAACCGCACTATTGCAAGGAACAGGACACACGTTCAGTTGGCTGTTGGTCTTACTGCTGATATAAAGGTCGGCAGTAAGTTATCATATGAGGTCATCAAGATTGACGGTGAAGAAAGATTTTGTGAATGGGACATTGAAGAAGGTGGAAAGTATCAGGAAGTTCCCAAGTGGTTGTTCCCGGTCAAGGCAACCGCAGACTTTGTTGATATGGATGCCGGGGACGGAAGGAATCAAGCACTTTTCAATTATATCTTGACCCTGACTGCAAATGATTTCACGGTTGAAGAAACCCGTGAGTGCATCCGCATCCTGAACAAGTTTGTTCTGAAACAACCGCTGTCAGATGATGAACTGGAAGTGATCTTGCGTGATGATGCTTTTCAGAAACCTGTTTTTTTCCTTGGCAGCACATTTCTGTTTGACAAGTTTGCGGTGTTTATGAAGAACACGGCACACGTTATCAAAATCAACGGACAGTTACACATATACAAAGACGGCGTGTATTCCAATGGCTACAAGGAAATTGAATCAAACATGATTCAGCACATTCCAAACCTGAAAAAGATGCAACGCCGGGAAGTTCTTGACTACATGGAACTGATCGTTGATGAAAAAGAACAGTCAGATGCAAACCTGATTGCTTTCAACAATGGTGTATATGACCTTGTGACCGGGGAACTGAAACCATTCAGCACGGACATTGTTATTACTAACAAGATTCCTTGGGACTACAAGCCGGATGCCTATTCTGAACTGGCAGATAGTACACTGAACAAGTTAGCGTGTGGTGATGCAGCGATCAGGGCATTGTTGGAAGAATGTATTGGTTACTGCTTTTACAGAAGAAATGAGTTAGGCAAGGCGTTCATTCTGACAGGTGACAAGTCCAATGGTAAAAGTACATTTTTGGATTGTGTCAAAGCAATCCTTGGTGATCGGAACATTTCAGCACTTGACCTGAAAGAACTGGGGGACAGGTTCAATACTTCAATGATGTTCGGCAAACTGGCAAACATTGGTGATGATATTGGTGATGATTTCCTTCAAGGTTCACAGGTCAGTGTGTTCAAAAAAATAGTAACAGGTAACCGCATCAAGGCAGAGCGTAAAGGACAAGACCCGTTTGAGTTCAACCCGTTCATCAAACTGTTATTCAGTGCCAATGATATTCCCCGTATGAAGGACAAGACTGGGGCGGTACTTAGGCGTTTGGTCATCATTCCGTTCAATGCCACATTCAGCAAGGATGCACCTGATTATGATCCATTCATCAAGTACAAACTGATTCAACAGGAAAGCGTTGAATATTTCATCAGGCTTGGCGTGGAAGGTCTGAAAAGAATTATCATCAATGACGGATTCACCAAGTCAGACAAGGTTCAGAACCAGTTGACAGAGTATGAAGAAGAAAACAACCCTATCCTTGCATTTATCAATGACACTGGGGTTGACATGATAGAAAATGAACCAACCGCTGATGTATATAAGCGGTATCAGGTTTTTTGTGCAGACAATGCAATGCAGCCAATGTCAAATATTGTATTCAGTAAGCAGATCAATAAAAGGCTTGGGTTCAGAGTAATTCAGAAAAAAGTGAACAATAAAAATTGTAAGATATTTATTTCATAGCAGAAAGGAAGGTGATTGAATGTGTCAGAAAAACTGCAAATATTGGAACTTTTTGGTGGCATAGGGTCACCAAGGGTTGCCCTTAGAAACATAGGTGTTTCAGTAAAATCTATTGATTATGTGGAAATAGATGAAAAGGCAGTCAGATCATACAATGCAATGTTTGAACAAGAATCAGCATATACACCGCAGACAGTAGTGGGGTGGAATCTTCAACCTGATATTCTGATTCACGGGTCACCGTGTCAGGATTTCAGTATTGCGGGGCATCAGGGAAAAGCAACGGCAGCAGACGGAAGAATAAACAAAGGAAAAGGTGCTGATGAAGGTTCAGGGACAAGATCATCCCTGATGTGGGAAACGGTACATATTATTGAACAGATGGGTGAGTGGAAACCAACTGTTGTGATATGGGAAAACGTAAAAAATGTTTTATCAAAGCACATGGTTCACAACTTCAACCGTTACCTGTCATATATGGAAAAGTTGGGTTATTCCAATAATTACAAAGTGTTAGACTGCCGTGATTATGGAATACCACAGGCACGGGAACGGTGTTTCACAGTATCAATTCTTGGTGACAATGCTTTTGATTTTGAACTGATGGAAAAAAGACCTATGAAGAACATTTCAAATTTTCTTGAATACGGTGATGTTCCTGATTGCTACTTGGTGACACAGCCAAGTGTTTATTCAGTAATTGGTAAGAAAGGAATCAGAAGGGCAACCATAATCAAAGATTATGTAAATACTATTACCACAAGACAGGATAGGACACCCGCACAGGTCATTGATCTTGGTGGTGGAAAATACAGATATTTGACAGAACTGGAATGTTGGCGGTTGATGGGGTATTCGGATGATGATTTTTATGCAGCAGAAGCAACTTGCAGAGTTGAACCGGGAAAAATGAACAGAACCTTATATCATCAGGCGGGTAATTCCATACCCGTACCGATATTTGAAAGTATGTTCAGTGCAATGCTGAACAGTGGAATTATAAGAAAGGAAGGTATCAATTAGTGAAAGGTGGAAGAAATACAGAAGGTTATGCAGATCCAACGGCAACTATTGCAGTTGGTAGAGTTGCAAAGGAAGAACGTGAACAGATTGAATGTGAAGCAGCAGACAAACGTGCCTATGATCTGATTAAGGTTTTGAAGTACATCATCAAAGGTGCGGGGTTTGAACTGACTGAACGTGTTCAGGTAAAAGATACCAAGACGGGAAGGGTTTACAGATGATTGAAAAAATAAAGAAATTCATCAGAATAATCACAATACTGCTGATGACCGTCTTTGTCATATTTCTAATATACACAGTATTCAAGTATGAATGGAAAAACATACTTTGTGTTGTAAGCGTCATTACGGTGTTTCTTATTATCTGTTGGGCGTTTGATTGGTGAAAGGGGTGAAGTCAAATGTATGATGAACAGGAAGATGCTGCACAGTTAGAATGGTGTCGGCAGTGGTCAGAAGAACATAAAAAGAAAATGACCCGGAAGATGCAGAAGAAGATCAGACGGGTTCAGCACTGGTGTAACTGTAAGTTGTATGTCAAGTATGCTTGGTATGAGTTCCGGGCAATGGTGAAAGGATAAGATGAATGATTATGGAAAATAAGATTTTGGAATTATTGGAACAGAAGGGTAGTGTATCAATGAATGATGATATTTTCCCGTTGGTGGAAAAAGAATTTGAAGGTCAGGTGATTGGTGCAGAACTTTATGAACTTGCACACCAATACATATTACAGTTGTTGTATGGGGTGCATACTGCCGGGGTTGCCGTGATTGCTGTTCCTAAGTTTGCAGCGGGTCAGCAGTTTGGTCAGATGGTTGTTGCTGATGTGATTTATACAAAGGTGAATGATACACCGTATGATTTTATGCAGTAGTTGCGGTTGGTAACTGTTGGTAACGGTTCACGGTAACGGTTGAAAGTCTTTATTTATGCGGTTTGTAACGGTAGTAACGGTTAAATGTAATTTTCTTATTATTTTTATATAAGTATTTTTTATGTATTTATAAAAAGTAAAAATATAGAGTATAAGGGTTTAACCGTTACCGTTACCAACCGTTACCGTCAGTATTTACAAGGCTTTCAAGGTATTTTTTGCCAATTTTCAACCGTTACCCAACCGATACCAAGGAAAGGATAGGTGAAAGTGATGAATAATAAGAAATTGACTGCACGGCGGTACTTAGAGCAGATACAGGAATTTGATATTTATATCAATCAGGACTTAGAACGCCTTGAAGAAATGAAAATCAATGCTTGCAGTACAGGGGCAATAGATTATTCCAAGGATAGAGTGCAGACAAGTCCGTCAGGTGATACACTTTGCAAACAGGTAACAAATTATGTTGCTTTCAATGATAAAATCAATGCAGAAATTGACAGTTTTGCAGATGCTAAAGAACAGATCATCAAAGAAATCAGAGGTTTGCGTGATAAAAATTATGTTCAGGTGTTGTATAAAGTGTATGTTCAGTACAAGACAGTGAAACAGGCATCCAAGGAAATGAAAAAGTGCTATAATTACACGGTTGAACTGCATAACAAGGCACTTGCAGCGTTTGAAAAAACTTATCAAAACTTACAGTATTTGATGTAATCGGTTATAATCTGACGATTGACAAACGGGTACAAGACAATTATGATAAACTTGCAAAAACTGGGTTGCAGATAATTCTTATGAATTATCTGCAATTTATTTTTTACTGCCGATATTTGCACCCTGAAATGTAATGTTTCAGGGATTTTTTATTGCAAAAATACATGAAAGGGGTGTTGTTTGATGGCAAAAACGGCAAAATTAACTGAAAAACAGCAGCGTTTTGTTGAAGAATACCTGATTGACCTGAACGCAACACAAGCAGCCATTCGTGCGGGTTATTCGGCAAAAACAGCAGATCAGCAAGGTTCAAGGATGTTGGCAAATGTCAAGGTTCAACAGGCAATAAGTGTTGCAATGGCAGAACGCAGCAAAAGAACAGGAATCAATCAGGACAGGGTTGTTTTAGAACTTGCCCGCATTGCTTTTGTGAAGATGACAGACCTTGTTGACAGTCACGGAAGAATCAAAGACAATGCAACTGATGATGACCTTGCCTGTATTGAATCCGTGAAATATAAACAGTCTGAATCTGAAACCGGGTCAAGCGTTGAAAGGGAAGTGAAGATTTCACCAAAACTGAAAGCACTTGAATTACTTGGTAAACACTTGGGTATGTGGAATGACAAACTGGATGTGAACATCACGCAGCCTATTGTTATCACAGGTGAAGATGCCCTTGAAGATTAGGCGGTGATTGCCTATGGTCAAGAACCGCATTTCTTCACAGTATGTTTTTGGGTATCAGAAGTTTATCCTGTACCCGGAAGATTACAAGGTTACTAAGTCCGGCAAGAAGAAAGTACAGTTGCCTGAACTGGTTGGTAAGGGTTACGGTACTTTTTGGCGTTGGAAAGGTAGATATAGGGTATGTAAGGGCAGCCGTGCATCCAAGAAATCGAAAACAACTGCCCTTTGGTACATCACTAATATGATGAAGTACCCACAGGCAAATACCCTTGTGGTCAGGAAAACATTCAGAACACTGAAAGATTCCTGTTTCACAGAATTGAAGTGGGCGATTCACCGCCTTGGTGTTGATGCCTTTTGGGAAATCAAAGAATCACCGCTTGAAATGACCTATAAACCAACAGGTCAAAAGATTTATTTCAGGGGACTGGATGACCCCCTGAAAGTTACATCAATAACCGTTGATATTGGTTGTTTGTGTTGGATGTGGATTGAAGAAGCGTATGAAATCAGTTCAGAAGATGATTTCAATATGCTTGATGAATCAATCCGTGGTGCTGTCCCGGAAGGTTCAGGACTGTTCAAACAAATAACCCTTACACTGAACCCGTGGAATGAACATCACTGGATAAAGAAACGGTTTTTTGATACCCCTGATGATGAAGTCCTTGCAATGACCACCAATTACAAGTGCAATGAATGGCTTGATAAGGCAGACTTGAAGGTCTTTGAAACCATGCGGAAGCAGAACCCAAGGCGTTATAAAGTAGCGGGTCTTGGTGATTGGGGTATTGTAGACGGTCTTGTCTATGAGAACTGGGAAGAAAAGGCGTTCAGTGTTGATGAAGTCAAGAAGATAAGCGGTGTCAAGTCTGTATTCGGTCTTGACTTTGGTTATACAAATGACCCGTCAGCACTGTTTTGTGGTTTTATTGACCAGTCAAGCAAGACCATTTGGGTGTTTGATGAAATGTATCAGCCGGGTATGAGTAATGAAGCCATTGCGGAACAGGTGCAGCGGATGGGATATGTGAAAGAGAAAATCACAGCCGATTCAGCAGAACCAAAGAGCATTGACCGCTTGCGTGAACTGGGTCTGAAAGGAATCAGGAAAGCAAGGAAGGGCAAGGACAGCATCAACAACGGCATTGACTTCATACAGGACTATCACATTATCATTCACCCAAGATGCGTAAATTTCATCACAGAGATTAGCAACTATCAATGGGACAAGGATGCCAAGACAGGCAAGAAACTGAACCGTCCTATTGATGACTTCAATCACCTGATGGATGCAATGCGTTATGCGGTTGAATCTATTGTGAAGGGTGATGCTTTTAGTTTTGACTAAGCAATTACCGGGTAGAATACACGGCATCAGCAACCGTTCTTTTGGACGGTAGGAAACGGTTGTCAAATGCTTACTCCGGGGCGGTTGCAACAGGTGACCGCCTATGATGCCTGTATAACTACTTTTTGAATAAAAGAAACAAATTAGTAACACATACCCTTGGAAACATAGTGTTTTCAGGGGTTTTGATTTTATTATGCAATGAAAGGGGTGAATTGAACCGTGTTCAGTTCCTTTGTGGATGCAATCACATTAAAACTTAGCAATTTCATATTGCAAGGGGCAAAGGCACACATGACCGACTTGGAATTTCTTGAAAAGGAAATTGCAGCATGGAAGTGTTCACCCCGTAGAATGATGCAGATAAAAGGATTTTTGTATTATGACGGTGACCATGATGTAATTCACCGCAAGCGTACAATGATCGGTGAAGGTGGGGAACTTGAAGTTGTTGAGAACCTACCAAACAACAGAATTGTTGATAACCAGTATGCAAAGATGGTCAATCAGAAAGCCAATTATCTGTTTGGTAAGCCGTTCACACTAAGCGGTGAAAACACGGCATATATTGAACTGCTGAAAAAGATATTTGACAAGAAGTTCATGCGAACATTGAAAAGTGCGGGCAAAGCTGCATATAACGGCGGTATTGCTTGGCTATATCCATACTACAATGAACGGGGTGAATTTGCTTTCAGGCTTTTCCCCGCTTATGAAATTTTGCCATTTTGGAAAGATTCTGAACATACTGAACTTGATTTCTTCATACGGCATTATGTGACGGTTGCCTATGACGGCAATCAAAGGAAGTTCATTGAAAAGGTTGAATTGTATGATCTGAATGGTGTTCACCTGTTCATTCTTGATGGCGGGAAACTGATTCCTGACATTGTGAACAATGAAACCGCAGACTTCCCACACGTTACAATGACGGATGCTGCCGGAAATGTTCAAGTGTTCAACTGGCAGCGTGTTCCCCTGATTCCATTGAAAGCCAATGAACAGGAAACACCGTTGATTAAGAAAGTCAAGTCATTACAGGATGGCATCAATGTGATGCTGTCTGACTTTGAAAATAATATGCAAGAAGATGCCCGGAACACCATTTTGGTATTGAAGAACTATGACGGTACTAATTTAGGTGAGTTTAGGAAGAACCTTGCAACCTATGGTGCAGTAAAGGTCAGATATGACGGTGACACCAAGGGCGGGGTTGAAACCCTTGAAATCACAGTCAATGCAGAGAATTACAAGACCATTGTGGAAATCTTCAAGAAAGCCTTGATTGAGAACGCAATGGGTTATGATGCCAAGGATGACAGACTTTCCGGCAACCCTAATCAGATGAACATTCAGTCAATGTACTCTGACATTGATACAGATGCCAATGATACGGAATCAGAAGCACAGGCAACAATGGATGATGTACTTTGGTTTGTCAACTGCCACCTTGCCAATACGGGACAGGGTGATTTTGAAGGTGAAGAAGATGGGGTTGATGTGGTATTCAACCGTGATATGCTGATGAATGAATCAGATATTATTGATAACTGTCAGAAGTCACAGGGAATCATTTCTGATGAAACAATCATCAGTATGCACCCTTGGGTAGATGACCCGCAACTTGAAATGGAACGCCTGAAAAAACAGAAAGAAGAAGCACAAAAAGAAATGCTTGCACAGTATGACCCGTTTGGTTCTGTGTACCAAAACGGTGACGGTGCAGATGATGACCCTGACAATAAAGGTGACCCGTCACAGGGAAGTCAGGGCGGTGAAGTAGATGAATAACGGTGAATACTGGCAGAAGCGTTTTGAACTGCTTGAACAGGCAGCACACCAACAGGGGGTTCAGTGTTATGCAGATATTGAAAAACAGTATCGACAGGCACAGAAGCAACTTGAAGGTCAGATTGCTGCATGGTATCAGCGTTTTGCATCTAACAATGGGGTAACCCTTGCAGAAGCAAAGCGGATATTGAACGCAAAGGAACTTGCTGAACTGAAATGGGATGTGAACCAGTACATTCAGTACGGTCAGGAAAATGCGATCAACGGCACTTGGGTCAAGCAGCTTGAAAACGCATCTGCAAGATTCCATATCAGCAGACTTGAAGCCTTGAAGTTACAGACCCAACAGAGCATTGAAGTCATGTTTGGAAACCAACTTGACAGCATTGACAGCACAATGCGGAATGTTTACAAGTCCGGCTATTATCACACAGCCTATGAGATTCAGAAGGGTGTGGGTGTTGGTTGGGACTTTTCCGCACTGGATGACAAGCAGATCAGCAAGGTCATCAATAAGCCTTGGGCGGTTGACGGCAAGAATTTCAGTGAAAGGATATGGGGCAACCGTCAGAAGTTGGTCAATGAACTGAACAACACCCTGACACAGAACATCATCTTTGGAAAAGACCCACAGAAAGCCATTGATGAAATTGCCCGGAAGATGAACACTTCCAAGACCAACGCCGGGCGGTTGGTAATGACAGAAGAAGCCTTTTTCAGTTCCGCAGCACAAAAGGACTGCTTCACTGAACTGGATGTTGAACAGTTTGAGATTGTGGCAACACTGGATTCCCACACTTCGGATATATGCCGGGGTATGGACGGCAAGCATTTCCCTATGTCTGAATGGAAGGTTGGTGTGACTGCACCGCCGTTTCATGTTCATTGCAGAAGTACCACAGTACCATATTTTGATGATGAATTTGATGCTGTCGGTGAACGTACTGCACGGGATGAAGAAACAGGCAAGACCTACTTTGTACCGGGCAACATGACCTATAAGGAATGGGAAAAGGCATTTGTCAACAGTGGTGATAAGTCAGGTTTGCAAGAAGCGTTGCCGGATGATACAATCAAGACAGAAGAAAAGAAAACCGTTGATGATTGTGAAACTGTTGAACAGGTTCAGGATTTGATGAAAGATCAGCAATGGTTTAGGGTTGCGGAAATCAACGGTCATGTGTATGACACCAATGAAAGAATAGGTCTGAAAGGCTTGGATTTGGGTTGTGCAAAGTCCATTTACAAGACCCATGAACGACTATTTGATAAATTCCCGCAGTTGAAGGGAAAATTGAACGCAGTTGGAAGTACACAGTTGGGCGGTATGACATACGCACAATGTTCTTTTGGTCTTGGTCACGGTGGTGTTACGGTCAATACAAAGTATTTTTCTGATATGGAAAAACTTGCAAAGTCCTATGAAAAAGACTTGCAAGCGGGTTTTCATCCAAAGGGTACAGATTTCAGTGCTATTGTTATGCACGAACTGGGACACGCTATTGATGATTACCTGTCATATACTGAAATGGTATGTGGGTTACTGAATAATTACAGACCGAAAATTGTATCTGCTGATCTAAGACCAAAGGTAATGAGATCATGCGGGTTGAAAGTTTCTGACATACGCAATGAAGTCAGTGGATATGCAACCAAAGATGCACAGGAATGGTTTGCTGAATGTTTTGCTGAATACATGGTATCGGATGAACCAAGACCTGTTGCAGCAAAGTTTGGTGAAATGTTGGAAGAACTGTTGAAAGGGGTGAGGTAATATGTCACAATCAATGCCGTCATTTTGGGACAGTCCTTATTTTGTCCCTGAACCTGATAACTGGCATCTGACAGAGGATGCCCCGGAAGAATTAAAGAAAGAATTTGCAGAGTATATGAAAGAATCTGCTGATGAAAGCACGGTTAAATAGCCGTGCTTTTTTCATACCTTAACAAGTTATCAATAGACCTGTAATAATTGCTATATGGCGGTTATATGAGGTCAGAAAGGGGGATAAAAGGCACATGAAAACATACACAATGAGAAAGGCATGGTGATCCTGATTATCTCCCGGCTACTGGGTCAAGTAGCACATAGAAAAGGCATCCGGCAACGGGTGTCTTTTTTCTTGCGGGTTGTCAAGCGTAAACCGAACAAAACCAATCAATCATGTGGGAGTAACCCCGTATAAAAACGTATTTGAAAGGATGGTATAGAAATGACAAGAAAACAGTTAGAGGATTTAGGACTTACCAAGGAACAGGCTGATTCAGTAATGAAAATCAATGGTGATGACATTGAGAACGCAAAGGGTACTGCTGCAACAGAGATTAAGAACTTGCAGACAGAGGTTGACGGACTGAAAACACAGGTCGGTGACCGTGACAAGCAGTTAGAAACCCTGAAAGCATCAGCCGGGGACAATGCAGACCTGAAAAAGCAGATTGAGGACTTGCAGACAGAGAACGCCACAGCCAAGGCAAACCATGAATCCGAACTGAACCAGTTGAAAATTGATTTTGCGGTTGAAAAGGCACTGACAGGTGCAAAGGCAAAGAACATCAAGGCGGTCAAGGCTTTACTTGAACTGAATGATGCCAAACTTGACAAGGACGGAAACGTCAAGGGACTGGCTGAACAGATTGAGAAGCTGACAAGCGGTGATGACACTAAGTTCCTGTTTGAAGCACAGAAGCAGACCAAACAGCAGCAGAATTTCAAAGGTTTTCAGCCGGGAGCATCAGGGGGACAGAAACCGGGTGAGGGTGAAAAGGTCGATTTCTCAAAAATGAGTTATGACGAACTTACCGCTTACATGGAAGCAAACCCGGATGCACAGATTTAATTTGATGAAAGGAAGGTAATTGAAACATGGCAAAATTTGATGCTAAAAGTTTTAACGAAAAGGCGTTCGGTAAGTACATGAGTGCAATTCCGAACGTGAAACTGAACAAGTTACGTGAATCCCGTGCAATCGTTGGTGATGCACGACTTCGTGACACGTTTGTGAACAACTCACAGACTGGCACTGTTTACGCAGTGTTACCGTTCTTTGGTCTGCTTTCCGGCACACCACAGAACTATGACGGTGTTGACAATGTTACACCTGATAGAACTGACACCTTTGAACAGGGTGTATTCACTTATGGCAGAATGAACGGTTGGACAGAAGCAGATTTCAGTTATGATATAACTGGTGGTACTGACTTCATGGCAAACGTAAGAAGTCAGATCAACGACTACTGGAACAGTGTAGATCAGGATGTTATCCTTGCAATCTTAAAGGGTGTGTTTGGAATGAAAGACACTGGAACTGGTGACATTAAGAAGTCCAATGCAGCGTTTGTTGAAGCACATACTTATGATATTGCACAGGCGGGTGCTGAACACACTGATGACACTATGAAGATGGATGCAACCACCCTGAACAGTGCCATTCAGAAGGCTTGCGGTGACAACAAGCAGAAGTTCAAGTTAGTTTACTGTCACAGTGCGGTTGCTACTAATCTTGAAAATCTGAAACTGCTTGCATACTTAAAGTACACAGATGCACAGGGTATTGAACGTGATCTTGAAATGGGTACTTGGAACGGCAGACTGGTCATCATTGATGATTCTTTACCTACTAAGGTTGTTGAAGCTGTTGCAGAGGACACAGGAAAAGGTATCAAGGCACAGGATGCTTATACAGAGTACACAACTTATATCCTTGGTGAAGGTGCTATTGGATTTGAAGATGTAGGTGCAAAAGTGCCTTATGAAATGGTGCGTGATGCTAAGACAAGGGGTGGTGAGGACACACTTATTTCCCGTAAACGTCACGCTGTTTCTGTTTCAGGTGTTTCTTATCTCAAGGTAGATCAGAAAACCAATTCACCAACTAACACAGAGTTAGGGAACGGCAAGAACTGGTCACTGGTTGCATCTGATACCAAGACCATTGAACACAAGGCAGTACCTATTGCCCGTATTATTTCCCGTGGATAATTTCTGATCTGAAAGGATGGTTGCAATGTTTGATACTGATACAGTAAAAGAACGGTTGAAATCATTCGGTTATGAGGTCAAGGCAGATGATGAATTTGCCTTGACCTTTTGCGTTGAGAAAGTACGCAGCACAATCAAAAATGAAATCAACTGGAATGATGTGCCGGAAGGACTGGAACACATTGCCGTTGATATGGCGGTGGGTGAATTTCTTCTTTCCAAGAAAACCTTTGCACCTGATGACCTTACCGGGTTTGATTTAGAATATGCTGTCAAGCAGATTCAGACAGGGGACACCAACACGGTTTTTGCGACTGGTGAAGGTTCAATGACCCCTGAACAAAGACTGACTTCTTTCATCAATTACCTTTTATCCTATGGAAAGGCTGAATTTAATTCATTCAGGCGTATCAGATGGTAAAGCAGATTCAGGCAGCACAAAAGGCTGCAAGGAAAGCCATTGAAGCAACCTATTTTGGTACTTTGACGGTGACAGAACTGCAAAAGGTAAAAAATGAGAAGTCAAAACTTATGGAAGAATCAGAAGTTGTGGTCTTACAAGACCAACCGTGCAGATTATCTTTTGAAAAACTGCAAACAGCAATTCAGTCAGAATCAGCAGCAACGATCACACAAAGCACAAAGTTGTTTGTTTCCCCGGATGTAACCATCAAAGCGGGGTCAAAACTGACAGTAACACAGGACAATGTGACCACGGACTACACCCGCAGCGGTGTCCCTTCCACATATCCAACGCATCAGGAAATTACACTTGAACTGTTCAAGGAATATGCGTAAATGGGTAGAATGGGAAGATTTGACTGCAAAGGTCTGAAAGACTTTCAGCAGCAGTTGGGAAAGTTGCAAAATCCTGATGACTTTGTGGAATCGTGTGCAAAAGAACTTGCTGCCCGGTTGCTTCGCATGGTGGTCAAAAGAACACCTGTCGGACAGTACCCGGCAAGTTCAGGAAAAAAGGGCGGTACATTAAGGCGTGGTTGGACTGGTGAAAAACGTGCATCAGCACAAGGGTATGCAGACAGCCTGACGGTGAACCATTTTGGTGACACCTATGTCATTGAAATTGTGAACCCGGTTGAATATGCATCCTATGTTGAATACGGACACAGGACAGCCAATCATTCAGGATGGGTCAAAGGTCAATTTATGATGACCATATCTGAACAGGAATTACAGAAAATTGCCCCAAAGGTGCTTGAAAACAAAATCAAGAAATATTTAGGGGGACTTGGTAAATGATAAATTCAATAGTTGAAGCAATCAGTTGTTCCCTGAACAAAGAATTTGGGGATGATTATGAAATCCACAATGAAGAAATTAAGCAAGGTTTGAAAGAGCCTTGTTTTTTTATTGCTTGCTTGAACCCAAACAACAACCTTTTCCTTGGCAAACGGTATGAACGTACCAATCAGTTCTGCATCCAGTATTTCCCACAGTCTGCAAAAAAGCAGCGGGAGTGTGCTGATGTGGCTGAAAGAATGTATGACTGTTTGGAGTATGTCACAACAGACGGTGATACCAAGCCAATCAGGGGTTCAAAAATGAATCATCAGGTGGTTGACGGTGTTCTGAATTTTTTTGTCAATTATGACTTTTTCACGGTCAAGACGGAAGATCAGACACCAATGGAAACTATGACGGCAAGCACGGATGTGAAGGAAGGTGGTTGATTATGGCAGCAAAAAAGACAACAACGGGAACTGCTACAAGGTCTGAACAGACTGAACCAATGTTCAGCAAGGAACAGATTCTTGCATCTGCCCGTTTTGCAAACAGAAGGGACTTGGTGGATGCCCTTCTTGATGAAGATAAAAGTTACACCATGAAAACTGTTGACAATTTAGTTGAAAAATACATGAAAGGACAGGTGAAATAGTATGGCTTTAGGTGGTGGTACATTTACATCACAGAACAAAGAACTTCCCGGTGCTTATATCAACTTTGTATCGGCTGCATCCGCATCTGCTGCACTGTCTGATAGAGGTATTGCAACAATGCCCCTTGAACTTGACTGGGGTGTTGAAGGGGAAGTTTTTGAAGTGACCAATGAAGATTTTCAGAAGAACAGCCTGAAACTTTTTGGTTATGCCTTTGACAGTCCTAAGATGCTTGGTCTTAATGATCTGTTCATGGGTGCAAAAACCTTATACGCATATCGTCTGAACGGCGGTGGTGATAAGGCAGCGAACACATACGCAACTGCAAAGTATTGTGGTGTGCGTGGTAACGATTTGAAGATCGTGATTCAGAAAAATGCAGATGATGCAAGCAAGTATGATGTTACAACCTACTTCGGTACGGTCAAGGTTGACACACAGACAGTTGCTAAGGCTGCTGATCTTGTGGCAAACGATTATGTGACATTCAAGGCTGCTGATCTTGCTGTTACTGCCGGAACACCTTTAACTGGTGGTACAAACGGCACGGTTGACGGCACTGCACATCAGGCTTACTTGGATAAAATCGAATCATACACCTACAACACTATGGGCGTTGTGGTTACTGATGATGTTACCAAGAAGTTATATGTGGCTTTCAACAAGCGTTTGCGTGATGAACTTGGTATCAAGTTCCAGTTGGTTGTTTACAACCTGTCTGCTGATTATATGGGCGTTATCAGTGTGAAGAACAAGGTAACAGATACAGGATGGTCAGAAGCAGCACTTGTGTACTGGGTAACTGGTGCAGAAAGCGGTTGTGCGGTCAATAAGTCTTGTCAGAACAAGAAATATGACGGCGGTTTCACCGTTGATACCAATTACACACAGAATGAGTTGAAAGTAGCAATCAAGGCGGGTGAGTTCACTTTCCATAAGGTCAACGGCGTTGTCCGTGTGCTTGAAGATATTAACTCTATGGTGACCACTTCGGACACTTGCGGGGATGTATTCAAGGACAATCAGACGATCAGAGTTATTGACCAGTTGGGAAATGATGATGCAGTTCTTTTCAACACTAAGTATCTTGGTGTTGTTCCAAACAATGCATCAGGCAGAACTTCCCTTTGGTCTGACTTGGTGAAAATCCGTACACAGTTACAGGAACTTGGTGCTATTGAAGGGTTCACTGATTCTGATGTTACGGTTGCACAGGGCGATTCCAAAAAGGCGGTTGTGATTACATCAGCAATCACCGTTGTGAACGCTATGGGTAAACTCTATGAAACGGTTACTGTTGCGTAAGAAAGGGGTGAAATAAAATGCCGAATGTAACAATGAAAGCAAGGGACACTATTGCAGCAAAACTTGCTGAATGTTTTATCACAATCGGAAGTAGAAGATACAACTTCATGCAGATGATTGATATGGAAGCAAAGGTTGAGAAAACCAAGACTACTGTTCCCCGCCTTGGTGCAATCATGGCGGGTCATAAGTCATGTGGTATGGAAGGTACTTTTTCCGGCACGGCACACTATAACCAGTCAGTTCTTCGTCAGGCATTACTTGACTATAAGAACACTGGTGAAGATGTGTATTTTGAAATGCAGATCACCAATGATGACCCAACCAGTGATGCGGGCAGACAGACGATTATTTTCTATGACTGCAACACTGACGGCGGTGTGTTAGCAAAATTTGATGCTGACGGGGAATACCTTGATGAAGAGATTGAAGGAACATTTGAGGACTTCTCAATGCCTGAATCTTTTGCAAACCTCACGGGTTTTCTTACTAACTAAGTAACAGAACCCCTTGTGTGGCTTTTATATAAGGTCATATAAGGGGTTTTTTTCTATTCTTTGATAAACAGAAGGGAGAACAACAAAATGTCAAAATTTAGTGCATTTATGAAAGCGAATAAAAAGGTAAAGGAAAATGAAAAGTTTGCACCTACTGCTTCACTTCTTGGTTCAGACGGAACACCTGTCAGATGGGAGTTCAGACACATCAGTTCCAAGGAAAATGAAGAACTTCGTGATGCAAACACCATTGAAGTTCAGGTGACAGGCAAGCCGAACTTATTCAGACCGAAACTGATTACTTCAAAGTACCTTATGGCAATGATCGTGAAGTCAACGGTGTTTCCTGACCTTTACGATAAAGAGTTACAGGACAGTTACGGTGTGATGACCCCGGAAGATTTAGTCTATGCAATGGTGGATGATGCCGGGGAAATGCAGGACTTCCAGTTATGGATGCAGAAGTTTCAGGGATTTACCAAGTCACTTGATGAAAAGGTTGATGAAGCAAAAAACTAATTGAAGAAGGGGATGGTGAAGCAAATTATGCTTACTATGCCCTTCTAAAACTTCACATTCTTCCATCAGTATTCTTGGCTATGGATGAACAGGAAAAAGCCTTTGTGATTGCTTCAATCAAGTTGAAAGCAGAGCATGACAAGAAGGAAAAGAAAAAGGCAGAAGCAAGGGCAAAGAAAAAACACTAAGAAAGGACGGTGAAACAGGTGTCATCTATTCAGACAGGTATTGAACTTAATGACCAATTCAGCGGAGTGTTGAACAACATCATCAGTTCAGTGAACCTTGCCGTGTCTGCAATGTATGATATGCAGCAGTCAATGAACGCTGACATTGATACAAGCAGCATTGAGGGGGCAAGGGATGAAATCAATCAGGCAACTGCTGCCATTGAAGCAATGAATCAGGCAGCAAGCCGACAGACCGCACCTGATATTGCACCGCCTGTTGTGGATGGTGGAAATCAAGAACCGATTTCTGTACCTGTTGACCCGGTACTTCCTGACCCTTTGGTTGAAAATCCTGAACCAATCAGACCTGAAATTCAGCCAAACGCACCGCCTGACCCTGAACCCGTAGAAATCCCGGTCACATGGAACACTGACGGGGTGGATGTGTTCACAGGAACAGGTGTTGAACGATTTCAGCAAGAAGTTCAGAGTGCAAACGATATGTTGAACACACTGAACACCACACAGGCAAGGATTTCACAGACCGCACAGGGAATGGATATACTGCCGGATGCAGCAGTTCAGGATATGAACACCATGCAACAGCGGTTATCTGCAATTCAACAGCGGATTCAGCAGATTGAGAACAACCCGGTAAATGTTGGGGCAGACAATGCAAATGCAGAACTGGAACAGTTGCGTATGCAGTTGAATCAGGCTATTCAGGAACAAAATTCACTGAATCAGGCAATGCAGAATATGGATGTTTCTGCTGCCAATGATGCCTATTTACGTTTGTCACAGACTGTTGGCAACACAGAAAGGTACATCCGTGACAATGTGGATGAACAGGGGCGTTTCAATCAGGAAATTTCAGCCGGAACACAACAGGCAAATGAACTGACCAATACCATCAAGCGGGCGGTTGCAGCCTATGTCAGTATTCAGACAGTTGGGAAAGCACTGAACATTTCAGACGAACTTGTTCAGACAACATCCCGTTTGAACATGATGAATGACGGGGTTCAGACAACCGCTGAACTTGTCAACATGGTATATGCAGCAGCACAAGATGCAAGAGGTTCATTCAGTCAGATGGCTGATGTTGTTGCCCGTTTCGGTAACAACGCAAAGGATGCGTTCAGCAGTTCAGAAGAAGTTGTTGCTTTTGCTGATCTGATTCAAAAGCAGATGACGATTGCCGGGGCAAGCACCCAAGAAGCAGCAAACGCAGAATTGCAGTTATCACAGGCACTTGGTTCAGGTGTCCTTCGTGGTGATGAATTGAACAGTATCTTTGAACAAGCACCTAACCTGATTCAGAACATTGCAGACTATCTTGATGTTCCAATCGGTAAGATCAGGGAAATGGCAGCGGATGGGGAACTTTCCGCTGATGTAGTTAAGGCAGCAATCTTTTCTGCTGCTGATGACATTAACAGCAAATTCAATGAAATGCCTATGACTTGGGGGCAGATGTGGCAGTCAATGCAGAACACCGCACTGATTGCATTTCAGCCTGTTCTTCAAAGATTAAACGATTTAGCCAATAGTGAAGCATTTCAGACTTTCATTCAGGGTGCTATTGAAGCAATGGCAACCCTTGCGAATATCCTTCTGAATGTGTTTGAAATAGCTGCATCCGTTGGGGCATTTATCGGTGATAACTGGTCAATCATTGCACCAATTATCTATGGTGTAATTGCTGCATTAGGGGCATATTTGGCAATCATGGGAATTGTCAACGCAATTACTGCAATTTCAGCAGCCATTGATGCGACAAAGGCAGCAGCAGATGCACTTGCAGCCGGACAAACATTTCTTTGGACGGTACAGCAGTATGGATTGAACGCAGCACTTGCAGCGTGTCCGATCACATGGATTATTGTGCTGATTATAGCACTTATTGCAATAATTTTTGCCGTATGTAATGCGATTGCAAAAATGACAGGTATTGCAAATTCAGGGTTCGGTGTGATTACTGGTGGTGTGAACGTGGTGATTCAGTTCTTTAAGAACTTGGGTCTGACCGTGGCAAACATTGCCTTGGGTATTGGAAACGCCATTGCAGCACTTGCATCCAATATGATGACGGCATTTCACAATGCTATCTGCAACGTACAGTCATGGTTTTACAATCTGTTATCAACCGCCTGTTCAGTAATTGAAAATATAGCAGCAGCCTTGAACAAGTTGCCGTTTGTAAGTTTTGATTATTCAGGTATCAGTTCAGCAGCAGATGACTATGCAGCCAAGGCAAGTGAAGCAGCCGGAAACAAAGAGGACTACACCAGTATTTCAGATGCGTTCAATGAAGGTTTCACAACCTTTGATGCGTTTCAGGACGGTTGGGCATCAGATGCTTTCAATGCGGGTGCAGCTTGGGGTGATGGTGTTGCTGACAAGGTTTCAAATTTCAGTTTATCGGATGTATTCGGTCAGACTGATATTCCTAATGTTGGTGACTACACATCAGGTTTCAATGATGCAATAGCAAATTCCGGCATTGGTGACGGTGTTGGAAGTATTGACGATAACACAGGTAAAATCAAAGATTCTTTGGATGTTACAGAAGAAGATTTGAAATACTTGCGTGACATTGCAGAACAAGAAGCCATTAACAGATTCACAACCGCAGAAATCAATGTTGATATGTCAGGTATGCAGAACACTGTGAACAGCGGTGATGACATTGACGGTTTTATGACCAAACTGACAGATTCAGTCAATGAAGCGGTAGACAATATGACGGAAGGGGTGCATGAATAAATGGCAAGAAGCGGATATGATATGTATTTTGACAAATGCCTTTTTCCTGTCACCCCTGAAAAAATCAGTATCAAAATCAATGGTAATAACAAAACGGTCAACCTGATAAATGAAGGTGAAATCAATATCCTGAAAAAAGCCGGGTTGACCGACATTGAATTTGAAGCAGAAATCCCGCAAGTAAAACATCCTTATGCGGTGTATAAGAATGGTTTCAAAGAAGCGGGGTATTTCTTTGATATTTTTGAAGGGTTGAAAACAGGCAAAAAGACATTCCAGTTCATTGTATGCAGAAAGACCCCGGTGGGGAAAAAACTGCTGAACACGAACATGAAGGTATCTTTGGAAGATTACAAAATTTCAGAGGATGCCAAGAACGGGTTTGACTTCAAAGTCAAGTTCAATCTGAAACAGTACCGGGACTATGGAACAAAGACAGTCAACATCAAAATTGCTGCATCCAAGCCAAAGGCAAGTGCAGAGCCTAAGCGGGAAACCAACAATTCACCCGCCCCGGCAGCAGCACAGACATATACGGTTGTGCGTGGTGATTGTTTGTGGAACATTGCAAAACGGTTTTACGGCAGCGGTGCAAAATACACCGTGATCTACAACGCAAACAGGGGTGTTATTGGTGGCAACCCTAACTTAATTTATCCGGGACAGGTTTTGACCATTCCGGCAGCATAAGAAAGGGGTGTTGTTCAATGTACGTTGAACTACTGGTTGGGAATGAATCAGGAACAAAAGTATATCAGCCTGTTGTTCAGGAAGGTATTGAATGGTCAACAGAAAGAAAAAACACCCCCGGCAAACTGGTTTTCAAAGTCCTGTATGACAACATTCTTGATTTTTCAGAAGGTAGTCCAGTCAGGATGAAGGTGGACGGTGACAATGTATTCTTTGGTTTTGTGTTTAAGCAGCAGAGAACCAAGGACAAAATCATTACTGTCACCGCCTACGATCAGTTGAGGTACTTAAAAAATAAAGATACCAAGGTCTATGAAGGAAAGACGGCAAACCAATTTGTGAAAATGATTGCAGATGATTATGCCCTGAACCTTGGCACACTGGATGATACCGGGTATGTCATTGAATCAAGGGTTGAAGAAAATACTTCACTGTTTGAAATGATAGCAAATGCCCTTGACCTGACACTGACCAATACCGGGGAAATGTATGTGTTATATGATGACTTTGGGAAACTTACCCTGAAAAGCCTGTCATCTATGTATGTGGGTGTTCCGGGGGCGTACCTGATGATTGATGAAGAAACCGGGCAAAACTTTGACTATACTTCATCTATTGATGAAAACACATATAACAAAATCAAACTGACCTATGATAACAAGGACACAGGAAAGCGTGATGTTTACATCACACAGGATTCTTCCAACATTAACAAATGGGGCATCTTGCAATACTTTGACACCTTGCAGAAAGGTGAAAATGGTCAGGCGAAGGCAGATGCCCTTTTGAAACTGTATAACAAAAAGACCCGTAACCTGAAAATTACCAACGCTTTAGGTGACAACAGAGTACGGGCGGGTTCAATGGTTGTCATCAACCTTGACCTTGGTGATGTAAAACTGAAAAACTGGATGCTTGTTGAAAAATGCAAGCATACCTACAAGGAAGGTGAACATTGGATGGATTTGACACTTAGAGGGGGTGAATTTGTTGCCTGATGCAAATGAACTTGTTGATACTCTGAAAAGGGCAGCCGTTGAAGCGGTTGAAGCGGGGAAACCCGTAAATGTATATTTTGGTGAGGTCGTGAGTGCTTCACCTTTGAAAATCAATGTTGAACAGAAGATGATACTGGGTGAAAAACAGTTGATTCTTTCAAGAAATGTGACGGATTTTAGCACAATGGTAACAGTTGACTGGACTTCTGAAAGCAGTCTTTCCACCCACAACCACACTGTAAAAGGTGACAATGGCAGCGGTGGCAACATTGACTTGAACACAGGGTCAAAGAACCTTGCACATACTCACAAAATTACAGGAAAAAAGAAGATCATCATTCACAATGGCTTGGCGGTTGGTGATGAAGTTATCCTGATAAGACAGCAAGAAGGTCAACGCTTCATTGTTGTGGATAGGATAGGCAAATGATTCCTTCAACAGTTGGTTTTCTTGACCAAGATTTTGAAATAGAAACACAGCCAAGCCTAACTTATAAAATGGATTTAGACGGTGATTCAGTCAGGGGTCTTGTGGATGAACAGGATGCCATGAAGCAGATGATTTTCAGAACACTGCAAACAGAAAGGTATCAGTACATCATATATCCGTGGTATTACGGCATTGAAACACTTGACCTGTATGGTGAACCTGTCACTTGGGTTTGCCCTGAATTAGAACGCAGAATCAGTGAAGCGTTAGCCGTTGATGAAAGAATCACGGGTGTGACCGACTTTGAATTTGACCTGACGGTCAAAGGTGTGGTTCATGCCTATTTTACCGTAAAAACAATTTACGGTGATATTAAAGCAGAGAAGGGGGTGAAGATTTAGAATGTATGAAGATCAGACTTATGACATTATCCTTGAAAGGATGATGAACCGGGTATCTGACAAAATTGACAAAAGACCGTCATCCCCTGTTTATGATCTGCATAGTTCAACCGCCATTGAATTTCAGATTTTATACATTGAGTTGGAATATCTGATAAAAAATTCATACGGTGATACTGCTGCAAGGGAATTTCTGATCTTGCTTGCAAAGGACAGGGGACTTTCACCTGAACCTGCAACCAAGGCAATCTTACAGGGTGAGTTCACACCAACAAACATTAATGTTACTGGAAAGCGTTTCAACATTGGTGAAATCAACTATGTTGTGACTGAACAGATCACACCGGGAACATACAAGGTTCAGTGTGAAACAGAAGGTGTTGTTGGCAATCAGTACCTTGGGGATATGATACCAATGGAATATATTGACGGGTTGCAGACGGCAAGCCTGACAAGCGTACTTATTCCCGGTGAAGATGAAGAAGATACAGAAGTTTTCAGACAGCGTTATTTTGACAGTTTCAATGAACAGTCCTTTGGTGGTAATCATGCTGATTATATGGCAAAGGTCAAAGGCATTGAAGGTGTTGGATCATGTAAGGTCAAGCGTGTTTGGAATGGTGACATTAGACCCGCTGACATGATCGTCAGTACCGTGGTCAAGAACTGGTATGAATCAATCATTTCAACAGTTCCGGCAGCAGTCAAACCGTGGCTTGATGCCGTATATAATGCAGCCAAGGACAAGAAACTGACGGTTGGCGGTACTGTTCATGTAGTCATCACTGATTCTGATGATTATGGTGAAGCAAGTTCAACGCTTGTTCAATACGTTCAGCAGACACTTGACCCGGAAGAAAATGCCGGAGAAGGTTACGGACTTGCACCAATCGGTCATGTAGTCAGTGTTGCAAGTGCATTACCTGTCAGTATTGAGGTCAAGACCACAGTAACCTTTGAAGAAGGTCACAACTGGTCAAATACCAAGGCAGCCATTGCAGAAGCGGTTGATGCGTACTTCTTGGAATTAAGAAAGAACTGGTCAGAAACATCACAAACCATTGTCAGGGTATCGCAGATTGAAAACCGCATCCTTGGCGTTGATGGCGTGGTGGATGTGACCGGGACAAAGCTGAACGGCACGGCAAGCAATATGACCTTGACAGAATTTTGTATACCAAAGTTAGGGGGTGTTTCTGCATGATAAGAGAAGTTGACCTTGTTTCATACTTACCGCCATTCATGCAGAGTTACAAAGAACCCGTTGCAGCACTTGAAGCGGAAAATCCTGAATTTAGCCTGATGTGGTCGGCAACTGACAGGTGTTTGCGTAACCGCTTCATTTCAACTGCTGATGAATATGGAATCAGCAGATTTGAAAAAATGCTGAAAATATACCCAACTGCTGATGATACCCTTGAATCAAGGCGTTCAAGGGTTCAAAGCAAGTGGTTCAACACAATCCCGTACACTTGGAAAGTGTTGCTTCAAAAGTTGCTTGTCCTTTGCGGTGACAGTGACTTTGAAGTGATTGGTGATTTCAAGACCGGATACACACTGTATATTGACACTGACCTTGAATTATATGGTCAGGTGGAAGAACTGGAAAACATCATAAACACAATGATTCCTGAAAATCTTGTGGTTGTATCTAAGAACAGCATCCCTTGCAACATCAAAGGTGCTGTTCTTTTTGGTGGTGGCATCTGCTTCATCAATGAATTTATCATCACAAACGATTTCCGGGAAGTGTTTGATGTGAACGGTTCATCAGTATTCGGTGGCGGTATTGTTCAGACTGAAACGCTGAACATCACAAATGACAGCAAAGAAACACTGAATGTTCAGGGTGCTGTCAACTTTGGCGGTAAGGCAACAGATACCACTATGATAACCATTTCAACGGATTTCAAAGAAACATACCGGGCAGATGCAGTTGCAAAGGCAGCATCCGGCACTGTTCAGGTTGATTTCATTGAGATAAAAACAGAATAGAAAGGAATGATAAGATGGCAGAGTATTCAAAACTTTACATCACAAACAATGGTCAGGCACTTATGGCAAAGATGATTGCCGGGTCAGGGAGCATTGATTTTACAAAAATCTGTTCTTCTGCAACACAGTATTCTGAAAGTCAGTTACAGGCATTGACCGCACTTAGCAACATCAAGCAGACAACCCTTGTTTCCAAGGTTACCCGCACAAATGAAGTTGCAATCAAAATTGAAGCAGCACTTTCCAATGTAGACCTGAAAGAAGGGTATTATATGCGTACCCTTGGTTTATATGCGGTTGACCCTGACAAGGGTGAAATCTTGTATGCGGTGTGCATTGAAAAGTCAAATAACTGTTATATGCCCCCATATAACGGTGTTACGGTATCGGCTGCATACTTACAGTTATATACAACGGTAGGAAACGCTGACAGCGTATCACTTGCAGTCAGTCCGGGTGCGTATGCAACAGTTGGTGACATTCAGGCACTTGAAAAAGAAATTGCTGATCTGAAAGCCTTTGTTGGATATTCAGACGGTGACATTTATGGTGTTGAAGTGGATTTTGAAAATAAAAAGTTCACAAGACTTGCCGGGGCAGTAAACCGTTCAGCGGGTTCAGGATTTGACGGAATCAATGCCTTTGGTGGCAGAAAGCGTTGCAACCTTACCAATGACGGGCGTGTTGCTGCATATTACGGTGAAGCCGGATTTTCCACTACTGGAAAACTGACACAGGCGGTTGACCGTAACCCGGTAGGTACTGAATCACCTGATGAAAACCTGAAATTCAGTGCCGGGACAATCGTTCAGGTAATGGTTGAACAGCCAAAGTTTTATTACAAGGTTGTACCGCTTAAAACTGAAAAGAGAACCAAGGGGGCAATCACAAGAAAAATCAGATACTATGTATCAGATACACCAAAGGCGGGATTCAAACTTCATCCGGCGTTCATTGTAAATGGTCAGGAAAATGATGTTGCATATCTTGCAGCCTTTGAAGGTTCACTTTGGGATGCATCTGCATCAGCGTACATTCTTGATGATTCACAGGTTGCTGACTTTGCTACTGATATGTTATGCAGTATTGCCAATGCAAAACCGCTTTCAGGACTTACACAGAACGCAACCCGTGTCAATATCAGAAAACTTGCTGAAAAACGTGGTACTGGTTGGGAACAGGGTGTTGTTCAGACGGCATCCGCTTCACAGATGCTTATGCTGATTGAATATGCAACCTTCAATATGCAGTCTGTCATTGGAAACGGTGCAGTAAGTAAAACTGATGACGGTAAAACTTCCATGACTGAAAACACAGGTGCAACAATCACACTTGGTAACGCATCAGGTTCAGTTGTAAATGCCAATGGTATTCAGATTGTTTCATATCGTGGTGAAGAAAACTTTTGGGGTAACATTTGGTGGTGGATTGATGGAATCAATCACTATGCAAATGCAACCACAGGTGAATGTGATACCTATGTTGCAGATCACGGCTTTACTGATGACAGTAAGGCAGCACCTTATGAAGATACAGGAATGTGTGCAAAGTATGGAAACGGTTATATTTCCGCTTTCTGTTATTCAGAAGATTTTGATTGGTTATTCTTACCGGGTGAGTTCAACGGAAACACTGCACTTCCTGTTGGTGATTATTGTTGGAATCAGAACGGTACTGGTTGGCGTGTCGCTAGATTGGGTGCTAGTTGGTGTGGTGGCTTGAATGCCGGTGCTTTCTATTGGTATCTGTATTATGCTTCTTCTGATCGTTATCGGAGTATCGGCGGTCGGTTGGTGTATCGAAAAAAGGTAGCAGCATAACAGATAACCAGTAATTCACATAATTTTAGGTAATCAGGATGCTAAAGATGACGATTTTCAAGCAGAAAGACGATAAAAAGACAAAAAACCAATGTCACTAAATTAGGTGCTAATTGGAATAATGGCTTGAATACCAGTGCTTTCTATTGGAATCTGAATAATGCTTCTTCTAATCGTAATCGGAATATCAGCAGTCAGTTAGTAAATGCACAAATATCACTTGAAACACCCCGTCAGAAATGGCGGGGTGTTCTTATAAATCAATGTACTGAAAACTGATTACCGTGCCACTTGGCAAAACATCAAAATACATGGGCTGTATTAGTAGACCGTCACCTGACGGGTTGAAAGTTCGGTTCAGTGCATACAGAAGGGAACAGACAAGCGTGAAAAGGTATGGCAATCTTTATGAAAAAATCTGTTCAATGGATAACCTGTATCTTGCGTTTCAACACGCAAAGAAAGGCAAAGGATGGTACAAGGAAGTTCAGCAGATTGAGAAAAGACCATATTACTATTTGGCGGGTCTGCAATGGATGCTTCAAAACCATTTATACAAAACTTCGGAATATGCCACTTTTACGAAAAAGGACGGCAAGAAGGAACGGGAAATATACAAACTTCCATTCTTCCCTGACAGAATTGCACAATGGGCGGTTTTACAGGTGATTGAACCGCAGTTATTAGCGTATTTCACTGATGATACATACAGTGCAATACCAAACAAGGGTATTCATGCAGCATACAAGAAGTTACGGTTGGCGGTTGACACCGTGCCGGAAGAAATGATCTATTGCTTGAAAATAGACTGTAAGAAATTTTACCCTTCCATTGACCACGAAACACTAAAACAGAAGTTCAGACGGAAGTACAAAGACCCTGAACTGCTTGAACTGATTGATGAAGTAATTGATTCAATCAGCACTTGTCCGGCAACGGATGAAAACATTGAATTTTATCGGTCTTGTGGTAATGAAATCAAGATAGTGAAGGTAAACGGCAAGGACTTCATTGAAGGTGTCGGTATTCCAATAGGGAATTACTTTTCACAGTATGACGGCAATTTCTTCCTATCAGGTTTTGACCACTGGATAAAAGAAGTTAAGCGGGTAAAGCACTATTACCGTTATATGGATGATATTTGTATTTTTGCAAGAACCAAAGAAGAACTGCATCAGTTACTTGCAGAAATCAATGAATACTTCATACAGAATTTGAAATTAAGGATAAAAGGGAACTATCAGATATTCCCTTCATTCATCCGGGGTATTGATTTTGTTGGGTACAGGATATTTTTGAACAGTACCCTGTTGAGAAAATCCACCTGTCAGGAAATGAAGCGGAAGATGACCAACATCAGGAAGAAAGTTGAAAACGGTCAGGAAATGAACTATTCAGAATGGTGTTCAATCAATTCCTATAAGGGTTGGTTGAAACATTGTGACAGTTCCCATTTATCAGATAAATATATTGTGCCTATTCAGCAATACGCTGATGATTATTATACAAACCATATCAAGGCAAAGAAAAAGAAGAAAGGCGGTAAAAAGCATGAAAGAGTACGGAAAAGTACGCAGTACAAAGCAGCCTGAACAGAAAGTCATTGATGACTATTCAGTTTGGGTTGCTGCAAACATCACCCCCGTGTCAGAGCCGGGAACGGATGAAATGCCGGGGTTTAAAGGTTATGAATATGACCTGACACAGTACAGCAAGGATGAATACATCAAGATGATTGATGACAAGAACGCATCCTTGGATGAACAGATCACACAGGCACAGGAAGCCATGTGTGAAATCTATGAAATGATGGCATAAGGAAGGGGTGAGAATATGGCAAACATTTATGCAGCACTCATTATCAAGGGTAAGAAGTCAATCAATGATGTTCCTGACAAGATCAGGGATGAAGTCAAACAGGTGCTTATTGATGAAGGACACCCGGAACTGGCAGAAGGTGGTAACTGATGTTGTTTCAGTTCATCATAAAAATTTTATTCAGAAAGGATGTGGAATCTATGGCAGTGATCTATGCAACCCTTATCATTAAGGGCAAGAAAACCTTTGCTGATGTACCTGAGAAAATCAAGGACAAAGTGAAGGAAGTTCTGATTGACCTTGATTGCCCTGAATTAGCAGAGTAATCAACAGACAAGGAAATTATCACAGACACAGAAACAACCGCTATATGACCATTATATGAGGTCATAGGCGGTTGTTTTTATGTGCAGAAAGGACAGAAAGAATGAAACAGACTATTTGTAGCGTTTTAGGTGTGGTTGGTTCAGCAATCGCATCTTTTTTTGGTGGTTGGGATGCGGGACTTGCAACCCTTCTGATTTTTATGGGACTTGATTATATTTCAGGTCTGATTGTTGCCGGGGTGTTCAAGAACAGTCCCAAGACAGACACAGGTTCACTTGAAAGCAAGGCGGGGTGGAAAGGTCTTTGCAGAAAGTGCATGACCTTGATTTTTGTACTGGTTGCATATCGCCTTGATCTTGTCATTGGCACAAATTATATCAGGGATGCAGTGATTATTGCGTTCATTGCCAATGAAACAATTTCCCTTGTGGAAAATGCGGGTCTTATGGGGTTACCACTCCCGGCAGTCATCACCAAGGCTATTGATATTTTACAGAAAAAGACAGAAAGTGAGGTAAAAAATGAGTAATTCAAGTTTAGTGTGTTATACAAAGTTATCACCGAACCATTCAGGAAAGCGTACACACAGTATTGACCGTATCACACCGCATTGTGTAGTTGGTCAGTTATCGTGTGAAACAATTTGTGCTTGTTTCCCGGAAGGAAGGGGGGCAAGCTGTAATTATGGTATCGGTTCAGATGGTAGAATTTCCCTTTGTGTTGATGAAGGTAACCGTTCTTGGTGTTCTTCATCCAATGCGAACGATCAGCGGGCGGTTACTATCGAATGTGCATCTGATAAAACTGAACCGTATGCAATGACGGATGCAGTATATGAATCACTGGTGAACCTTTGCACAGACATCTGCAAGCGTAACGGAAAGAAAAAACTTCTTTGGTTTGCTGATAAGGATAAAACACTTGCTTACAATCCGGCATCTGATGAAATGGTCATCACTGTTCATAGATGGTTTGCAAACAAGTCTTGCCCGGGTGATTGGTTATATAATCGTTTGGGTGATCTTGCTGCAAGAGTAACAGCAAACCTTGGCAGTGGTCAGTCATCTGACAATGATGTTTTATACCGTGTTCAGACTGGAGCATTTTCTGTCAAAGAAAACGCTGATCGTATGCTTGAAAAAGTAAAGGCAGCCGGATTTGATACCTATATGGTACAGATTGATGGAATGTATAAAATTCAGGTCGGTGCATATAGTGTGAAATCAAATGCTGATGCAATGGCAACCAAACTGAAAGCAGCCGGGTTTGATACTTTCATCACTACACAGGGCGGTCAGGCAGTGTCATCTACTTCAACACCTACAAGGGAAGTTACAGTTGGTAGCACCGTAAGGTTGAAGGAAGGTGCAAAGACTTATTCAGGCGGTTCACTTGCATCCTTCGTGTATGAAAGAGATCATCAGGTGACACAGTTAAACAGTGACCGTGCTGTCATTTCATACAATGGTACGGTTGTTGCAGCGGTTCGCAAGAATGACCTGATTCTTGTGTAGCCCGGTGTTACTAATTTGTTACTAAATAGCGGGATTTTGTGAGATTTGCGGAGATATTCAAAACTGAACTTTTCAGCAAATTCAAGCAAAAAGCGGGGTGTTATATCAGTAAAATTTATGATATAATAAAATCAATAATACGTTCTCTTGTCATGTCCAGTACAGTATCTACGAACACTCCTGCAAAAAGGATCAGATACAGAATAACACTCAGCGAAAACAGGAATGCAACCTGTACCCAGTCATGGTAACAGTATGCAGTCGCTATGATCAATAAAGTGAATATAAACCCAAGGATTCCTCTGACAACCGCATAAGTCTGTACTGTCATTTTTACTGCCAAGCCGATCACAAAAAGGATCAGCCATACCGGCAGTAATAATATCTTCCCAACAAGTTTTAAAATAAACATGTGCACCTCCTATCTTACCAGTCCTGGCATATCATGGTTCACCTCTGCCTGATAATACCCGTTCATCGTTGACGGTGCATTAAACAAAGCTGCTAATAAATATTTCTTGATGTTCTTCACCTTTGTGGTGTTACCACTCATACAGTGTAAGACATACTCGATATGTGAATAGGTCAGCATCAGAAATTTTTTCTTCACCAGTGATGCCGGATACCAGTTGCTGGCAATCAAGATCTTGTCATTTTTACACATCACAGTCTCTACGATCAGGTTCACGATTTCATCTACCTGCCGCATATCGTCATGATGGGTTACTTCCAGTGATTCATAATCAATGGTCTCTTTGACAAGGTTTTCATAAGCCTGATAATCCTCAGAGCGGTTATCGCCATCGGATCGATTCTCATCTGCAGATACGATTTGATTAGATTTATTATCATTCATTTCAGTATCACTAAGATTAGTATTATTAGGGTTTGAAATGTAAACTTCTTGAAGTTTGTTTTCGGGACTTCTAGAAGTTTGATTTTTGGACTTCATGAAGTTTGAATTGTAAACTTCTGTAGATTCCTCATTTTCCACAGAAGTTTGTTTTTTAAACTTCTGTGATTCCTCTCCAAATTTTTTCTCATCTGTTTTCTCAGGCATAAAGGTTTTCACGTAGATAACGTTCACCTTTCCAAATCCCTGTCTGCGTTTCTCAATCAGACCAATTCCTGTTTCGTCATCCAGTTCTCTCATGGATTTAATGGCTTTATTTCTGCCACAGTTCAGTAATTCCATGATATCTTCGATGGAAAAGTAGATATATGCTCTGTTTTTGTCGTCAAACCACTGATTCTTGATGGAAAGAGACATTCGATTCAACATCAGTCCATATAAAATTTTAGCATCGCTCGATAAATCTTTAAAGTAACTGTCTGTAAATAATGCTTTTGGTATGCGGTAGAAGCTGAACTGATCAGCTTCGGTACCGTAAAAATAATTAAATGTCATTTTTTTCTCCATAATTTCCTCCTTTCATTTTCTGCTAAGAAGTCCTCTTTTTAAACTTCTTTGACTTTGTTTTCTTAGCTTTTTCTATCCTTAACAGGACTGTTCCTGCATCCATTTTTCTAATAATGATTCAATCACCTGCTCCATATCTTTGGCTGTATAATCATCCGGAAAGTACTTTGTCAGTTTCTTTTCTGAGAAAGTAAGAGACCGGGATACTTTCTTTGCCATCACACAGTTATTGAAAATTGATAACATCTGGATCTGATTGATTGGTCCATCATTCAGCTGATTTCTGAGTGCTGCAATCTGTTTTGGCTTGATAAATCCGGTGTCGCTGATATATTCGTAAATCCATTCCTGTACTTCCTTGTCGATATAGGAGATATCGACAGCAACCGTGAATTGAAGCTTTTTGTTATCTACCAGATCAAGAAGTTCCGGAATTAATTCTGTCAGTCGGATATACCGCTGAACACTTCGTGCACTTTCTCCAACCTGTTCTCCTAATAACTGATCTGTTCTCGACTTCGTGCCACTTTGGCACAAAGTTAAATCTGTCCGACTCCCCTGTCTTTTCATTGCATCAAGTTTCATCTTATAAGCAAAGGCTTTCTCACTGGGCAACAGTTCCTCTCGCTGAATGTTAGCGTCCACCATCGCAATCACGGCATCATCATCCGATAATTCTCTTACGATTGCCGGAATAGTCGTAAGTCCTGCAAGCTGTGCTGCATGCATTCTTCTATGACCGGATACCATTTCATATTCTTCATTATCATCCATTCGAAGCAGTACCGGTGTCAGTACTCCATTGATCCTTACACTTTCAACCAGATCCTGCATCTTTTCATCATCCAGCACCTTGAACGGATGATTTTTAAACGGATGGATCTTACTGATTTCTATCTCCATTGCAGATTCTTCATTTACCACACCCAGCAGTTCATCAATGCTTGCCAATTTAATCTTTTCGCCACTTCTATTTTTCATTTTTCAAAACCTCCTGTGTTAAGTTCTTATATGCTTCGGCAACTTTTCCTTTCGGGCAGTGCATGTAGATGCTTTTTCCCTCTGCACTGGTCTCAGCAGCTTTTACAGACATCGGGATCACATTTTCAAATACCTCGATCTGACTTCCGTAGGTTGTATGTACTCTCGATGCAATATCCCTTGCGTAATTGGTTCTGAAATCTACCATGGTCAGGAGAATGCCCTCAATCGCCAGTTTCCGGTTCAGTCTTTTCTTTACTGTAAGAATGGTCTTGATCAGCTGCTGAAGTCCTTTCACCGGCAGATATGCGGCTTGCACAGGTATCAGCACAGAATCGGAAGAGACCAGTGCATTGATTGTCATCATACCAAGGCTCGGCATACAGTCGATCAGGATATAATCGTATCGGCATCGTATCGCATCGATATATTCTTTCATGATCATTTCTCTGCTCATAACATTTCCCATCGTTACTTCCAGTGCGGAAAGCTCAATATTTGCCGGGAGAAGATCTACATTTTCCTGGTGATGTAAAATCCCATCTTCCAGAGAGATTTCTTCTTCGTTGATGACATCCATCATGATCGTTGCCAATGTGATGCGAAGATCATCCGGTTCCTCATATCCAAGACTTGCGGTTAAACTTCCCTGTGGATCCGCGTCGATCAGCAACACTTTCTTACCTTCTCTTGCCAGTCCAATGCCTACATTTACGGTTGTGGTGGTCTTTCCGACGCCACCTTTCTGGTTTACTACGGATATAACTTTACACATGATTTCTTCCTCCTTTAACTTTCCCATGATTCTTTTTTCCATAATTTCAACAGTGCCAGTATTTCCCGTTTCATCATTGCCGGTGTATAAGAATTTGGAAAATACTTGTGCAACTGCTCGTTTGTGAATGCCACTCTTGTGATCTCACCCTTTTTCACTTCACACATGATCTCTTCCATCTTTTCCAGTGACAACTGTTTTTCTTTACTCAGTTGCCGGATCCTCTGGGCCTGTGAGAGTGATGGGATTGCCTGTGCATACTCCATTGCTACAAGCAGTTCTCTTTGTTCTTTTTCACTTAATGCAGCTATCTCTACAGCCGGACAAAAAGAAATAATCTCATCATCCAGTTTCTGCAACATTTCCGGTATCAGTTTTGTCAGTGAGATATAACGCTGCACTTGTTTTGGGCTATCACCACAATCTTCACTGATGATTTCTATTGCCCGCTTTCTTGGTGTTTTGTGGTCAACTTGGCTCTTTTTTCGACCACTTTTTCTTTTTAATACGTCATTCTTCAGTTTGTAAGCAAAAGCTTTTTCACTGTAGCTGATCCGTTCTCTGTGAAGATTGGAATCTACCATGCTCAAGATGGAATCATCTTCACTTAATACCCGGATGATTACCGGTACTTTACGGTATCCCAGTTTCTCCGCAGCATGTTTTCTTCTGTGACCGGATATGATCTCATAGTATCCATCCGGTACTGGTCTGACGATCAGCGGATTTAAAATTCCATACTTCTCAATGCTTTCCTGCAAAAGAAACATTTCCTTATCATCTTTTACCTGAAACGGGTGCTCTTTGAACGGACGAAGACGCTCAATCTCAATTTCTATGATTCTTTCTTCGTTTTCTCCTGATTGTCTGTTTGGCTCAGTCATCTTGACTCCTTTCCTCCAGGATTCAGGAAATAAAAAATGCCTGCCTGGAACTTTTATAGATAGTAAAGTTCCAAACAGACATTGCTGTTTGACCATTAGCTGTAGCTAATAGAATTGAATACTGTTTCAGCTAATTCATGTTTGCAGGTTTGGGAGAGATTGTTTCTTTTCCCGCCTTTTCTCTGATTTACATCCCCGAATAAGGGGTGACAACGGAGCGGAACCCAAATGTTAGCTGGACTTCTTAAAACCCATGTTTGCAAACCGGTAATTTTGATTAGCTGTCAGCTAACAAAAATCGGATTGCGTTAGCTGGAAATTGATCATTTTGAATGGAATTTTGTGTCACGAACGTGATTAGAAAATAACAAAAGCGTTCGCTGTCAGCTAATCCAGCTAACATTTTCGAACGCTTTGAAGCCCGTCGCCAAGAGGATTTGAACCTCCGACCCCTCGCTTAGGAGAAGCCCCCGAGGGGCATTTTTGACTCCCTACAAATCCCCGAAAATCCTTGATTTTACTGGCTTTTCTGGGATTTCACTGTTAGTAAATTCTCGTCCAAAACCTGCTAATTTTTCGTGGTTTTTTGCCTTCCTTTTAGCAGGGTATTAGCAAATGCAAAGAAATATGGGAAACATCATTGAGTTAATCTGTAGCCCATAAATCACAGGAAACGCATTTGAAGTTTACGCATTCTCTTATGCAAATCAATAATCTGTGTTCAAATATTATAATGGTTTTTCTTCTTGATTTCAAGATTTTTCAGGAATTACAAAAGGCAACCCTGACGGATTGCCTTTTTTGTATGACTAAATTGTTTTCGCTAAAGCCTTTAATAATGCTGCTGTTTCCGGATTTGATAACAGTTTTGTGAGCAAGGCGGCGTTTTCATCTGTACTGTTCTCAGCAGGCTTTTCTTTTTCAACTTCGCTCTCTTTTTGAACCTCTGCCATTGGGTCAAGGAGTTCAACCGAAGTTTCAAACTTGGGCATTGGAGCAGTTTTACCTTCTTCCGCATTTTTGAGACCTTTAGCGTTGTAGAACTGTTCCTCAAACTTCTGTGCGTTATATCGCCTGTCCTCGTCGATTATATGGCTGTAAACATCGGCAACCATATCCATTCGGGCGTGTCCTGAGTCGCCTTGAACCGATTTCATATCGCCGCCGTTCCATTTCAGCTTGTAGGTTATACTTGCGTGACGGAAGCTGTGAAATACCACATCGGGTAAGTCGTTGTCCTGTATCAGCTTTTTCAAAGCACGGTTGATTACCTGACCTTCCATCGGTCTGCCTGACGAATGGCAGAATACCAAGTCATAATCCAAATACTCATCACCGAAAAGCTCTTTCATTTCGTCAATCTGCTTTTTTCTCTCTAACAGCATTTGAGCTACGGTTGACGGCAAGAAGATTTTTCTCACACTTGTTTTAGTTTTTGGCGTTTTCAAAACAAGGGAGGTATTTGTATTTGACAGAGTTCTCGGAAAGACACGGATAATGTCCTTATTATCAAGCACCTCCATTACATCTCTGTTTACTCGCTGAAGCTCTTTATCTACAAAAATGGAAGCGTTGTTTTCTTTCAGGCTTTCCTCCGAAATATCAATGCAATCCCAAGTAAGACCGAGCATTTCACCCATACGGAGTGAACAGGCAAAGGATAAATTGATGGCTAATGCGAGAATATCATCATCGCACACTTCAAGAGCGTGCATAAGAGTTTCTGCTGTCCATATTTCTCGTTTCTGATGTTCCTCTTTCGGGAGCGTTGCATTGAGAACCGGGTTTCTTGTCATCAACTCCCATTTTACCGCCTGATTAAAGGCACTCCTTAAAAACTTATGGATTTCTCTTACGGTATGTACGGTCAGATACTCATTTTTAGGCTTTTTATTCTGTACCACTTTGGTCTTAACTTTCAGAAGGCTTTGATAGAATTTATCCATAAGTCTCGGAGTCAGTTCATCAAGTTTCACATCGCCGATAAGCGGAATGATGTAATTATACATAAGCCCTTTCTTTGAACGGTAGGTTGACATTGCCCAGTTATTTACTCCGTACACGGAGCAGTATTCTTCAAGCAAATCCGCAACTGTCGTAGCATTAGGAATGATGAATGTACCGCTTTGCTGTTCAAACTCAATTTGAGTTTTTCTCTTTTTAGCGTCTGCGTTTGTATCAAAGGTTTCCCATTTTTGATGTTGGTTTCCGTCATCGTCTTTGTAGGTATAAACGACGGAATATCGATTCTTTCTCTTTACAATAGAAGCCATAGTCGTTCCTCCTTATTCATTATCCAGCCATTTATCAAAGCTGGTCTTTATTATGCGGTATCCGGTTTCGAGCATTACTGCCTGAAAACACCCCTGTTTGATGAGCTTATATACGGTCTGTCGGGTAATACCCAAGATTGACTGAACTTCCTCTACGGAATAGCTCTTTTTTGTATATGTACCGCCGTTTAATTCACGAACTCTATCCTCAATCGACATATCCCTCCACCTCCTCGATTTCCTTAACTTTAGTGTATTTACTTTGCGAAGCGTACCACTTATCAAAGCTTTCTCTTTTTATTCGGCGTTTACCGTCAACCCATATAAACTCAACAATGCCATCGTTCATAAGGTCATTTGCGGTGCTTCTCGGAATGCCGAGTACCTTTGCAACAGTAAGAGGAGAGAGCGTTTTGCCGTATTTCTTACCGGGTCTTTCGCCGTTTACTTTCTCATAATGGAATTGTCCTGCATACCAATCTTCAAAGCTATCCACATCAACTCTCATTTTGCCCAGTACCAAATAGGTCTTAAATCGGCACTGATTGATGAGTCGGTATGTAGCCGTCTTTCCAAGACCGAGTATTCTCATTACGTCGGGTACAGACATTGTCTTTTTGTCCTGATATGTAAGAACTGCCTTGACGATTTTCTTATTTTCTTCAACGCTTTTCTTTGAAGCTCTGTATTCGTTGCCGACTCGGTATGTTTTGAATAAGCCGCAATTCATCAGTTTCAGTGCTTCTTCTTCGGAAATGGAAAACAACCGAGATATTTCCTTGACAGAATAGGCTTGCCACTGTGCTTCCTCCTGAAGCTTTTCATCGCTGAACAATTCTGCCAAGCGTTCATTTTCCTCTCTGAGATTAAACTGCTCCACTCGGTCATTGAACATATTAACAAATGCCATCTTCAGAACCTCCTTTCTCGCCATTGAGCCAATTTTCAAAGCTCTTTTTAGATATTCGATATTGACCTCCGACACGAACGCTATGGAATTTCTTGCTTTTAAGCAGCTCATAGACGGTAGTTCTGCTCACTTTCAAGATGTGCTGTATATCATCTACCGTGTATGCTCGTATATCAGGTTCAGTCTGCCTGAATGTATTAGGAAGTCGAGTATCGCTCTTTTCAATTTTCTTTCGCATTACCGTTTACCCCCGATTTCTTATTTGCCACTCTGACTACCATATAGCCAAGTGACTTGGCTATATGGTACTGAAAATCGGAGTTTTTGTTAATTATGCGATTGGTTTAATCGCATAATTGACAACCGGAGCTTTCGCTGTCCATATTATCAAGCCATCGGTCAAAGCTCTTCTTGGAAATTCTGTAATGTCCGCCGACCTTTACAAAATGGAAAACGCCTGAGTTGACGAGAGCATAAGCAGTGTTCTTTCCAATGCTGAGAATATCCATTATTTCTTCTACCGTATAAACTCTTTTCTCAAAGCCGGAACTATCATCAACAGCGTTGGGTAGTTTGTTCATTGCTTCAATCTTATCTTCAAACATTGTCAACACCTCCCTTAGCGTGATGATGGTTCTTTTTGAAAATCATATAGTCATAGCCGTATCCTACCTGACATTTATCGCACATCTCTTTATCTGCCTGAAAGGGGTCAAGTCTTTTTACAATGTTTTCAGGGATAGACTGAAACTCGCTTCTGCAACGAGGGCAAAGACTTAGTACAATGCCTTTACGCTCTGTCTTGGGTTTAACGGGAATACCGACTGCAAATTTCAATCCTCGCTTGATTTCGCTGATTTTATCTGCGTCGGTAATTCTTCCGACAAAATTATCAAGCTCTGTGGCTTTATCCACGGTGCGTAGCTGCTCAAGCATTACCATCGACGGCTCTTTTAAGCCACAATCCGTGTTTAGCTCAATATGAGTATTCATTGCCGTTTTCTTTTTAACAGCCGTTATAGCGGCTACAACGACCGTAGGACTGCTTTCATTTAAGCGATTTGTCTGAACCACAAGAACCGGTCTCATTCCCGATTGCACACTACCGTTTGTAACCCCCAAGTCGCAGTAATAAATATCGCCCCATCTGACATTCTTAAATTCTTTTTCTTTCATATGTAAATCCTCGCTTTCGATTATTCTGAGGTAATTCATATCCGGATTAGAATTAACCCCTTCACTTGTTTGAAATGGGAGAGCGTTTTTGGGGGGTGTTTTAGAAAAATTTCCTCAACTTTTTTATTGCACTGTTTACCGATTCCCTTACAGAAGTAAAATCGACTCCTTCTTCATCTGCGATTTTTTCAAGTGTTTTGTTGTAGAAGAAATACTTAAAAACTCTGCGTTTCTGTGTTTCGCTTAAGTAACACAAAACCTCCCGAAGTCGCTTAATATTGTCTTTCAGCATTATTTCTTCGATTGGGTCTGTATCGACTGCCAATTCCGGATGATGCACTTCAAATTCTCCGTCATTGATGTCAAATGCGTGTCCGAAAAGAAGCCTTCTCATTCTCTCTCTTGCTTCGTAGTTCTGATACTCCGTTATCACTTCGCCCTGAGCCATAGAAAGCAGAATGAACGGAGTGTACCGACGGATAACATCAGGGTATTTAACCCACAATTCTTCTTCCGCCAGTTCTGTTACAATCGCCCATTTCTCCGTGCCGGTGTAGCCGTGATATTCATACCGCAGGTTAATGAGCTTGCAGTCGTTCGCAAATAATAATTCCTGTTGTTCTAATGTAAGTTTTGTCATTGTCGTAATCTCCTTAAATTTGAATTTTTGAATTTGGTTGAAATCAAAAATTCGGAGATTACGGATACTTGGCGATATACGCCAGCCACTTATATGTCACGGTCTTGCTCCTTTCGGGAGCGACAAAAAAGCCGGACACCAAGAACATTAGGATATTTCTATCCCTTAATTCTCAGCGTCCGGCAATTTGATGACTCAAGAGCTTTCGCTCAAGGACTCGTGGCTCGGTACATCTGTCCGATATTTAATTGTTCGCTCTGTTACTACTTCTTGTTAATCTGTACTTGACTGTTCCCTTGCGTAGGGATAGGTCAACCTCTACTACTCTGTGGCAGTTCGGACATTTCAGTTCAATCACGCCTGTTGTCATTGTTACCTTGTCAAAAATACGCCAGCCACAGTTTTTGCACCTTACGATTATCTTTTGTTCCAACGATTTCATAGCTCGCTCACCTCCGGATAAACCGTAACCAAATCAAAAGGATTATCAAGATACTCCTTTTTCAAAAGTCCAAGCTGTTTCATTCGTATGGCAAGAGCCTTTTTGGAACACCCTAAAAAATCAGCAAGTGCGTCAAACCTTTTATATACACTCGGATAGTATATCTTGTTCAGGCATTCAATCTTTTCGCCGAGACTGAACAGATACATTCCCTGCTTTATAAGGTTTTCGGGAAGAAGGATAGCAGCTCCAAGAGTGTTTGCCTGCCATTCCTCCCAATCGGATATTGGCTTATTCCTCTCGGAATTTGCCTTGTAATAATGTACTCCGGCAGATTTCTGTGTTACACCGTAATCATTCGGGAACAACATCTTAAATATCTGATGGCTGCCCTCGTGCATTAAGGTGAAATTCTTTCTGCCTTTCAGCTTGCTGTCAAAGTTCAAGTCCTTTTCCACAAGAACGGTTTTCCCGTCCAAAAAGAAAAAGGCTTCGTTATCATCATCTTCAAATACCTGAACACCCATTTCCGTAAATGAGGTCATTCCGAGAATGCTACCGTCATAGGATAGGTGCTGGTATTCGACATTCAAGCCGAGAACCTTCTCCAAGAGAAGCTCCGGGTCAATTCTGTATATTTGTGTGTTACGGACATCGGGAAGTGCCATATATGCCTGAACATATTTGTCGGCAATCGCTTCGATGTCAAATCTCGATAAATGTTTCAAGTTACAAAACCTCCTACCATTAGGATTTTGCTTCTACAAACCACTTTCCGTTTTCTTCGTCGAACAGAAATGTGGGCTTGCCGCAAATCTGTACCGTGTAGCGGATACCGGTTCCTCCGACTTTGGTGGAAGCCGCACGGCATTTCTGAATTACACGGTCTATCTCATATTTTTCATCATTCTCAAACTTGGTGAAATTCGGACGAGCCGTTCCATCAGGTCTGTGTGTTACATTTACTTCAACATAAACTTTTCTTCTATCGGATTCCATTTTTATACCTCGTAGTTTCTCAAAGTCAAAACCAATCTTCCCAAGTGCCTGTATCCGTCGATGTTCTTATCCGACACCCTGTACTTGGGTCGGTCATCTCCGGCAGTATTGATGTAACAGGAAAGCCTTCCTTTCTTAAAGCGTTTTTTCCGGTCAAAGAAAAGGAACATTCCTTCATATATACCGTAGTCGGTAAAATGGTTTCCGCCGTCCGCACGGAAGATAACAATATCTTCGCTGCACCCCTGCAAAAAGCAGTCGGGTATCGTAACATAAGCCGTAACCTCTTTTTCGTCAATCACATTTAGCCCTCCTTAACCGACCATACCTGTCGGCATCGTGATTTCGGCTTTTTTCGGTGGTAGCCGCAGGTTCTGACACAGAACCCCATTCCTTATGCTGTCCTTTCCGAAACGCCGTCTGATTTCTTCAACACACTTTTCCATTCGCTCCAATTTGTCCTGCTTGGCGGCGTCCATAAACATATCTATTTGACGGGGCGTGTCTTGTGGAACAAGATTTATGGCTTGTACCGTCACAGAACGGATAGGGTTATTCCACCCATATCTTTTTTCAAATAACTGAAAAGCGGTCTTTGCAATAATCATCGGAGACTGTGTAGGAAGTGCAATCTTCGTCTGCCATTGCCTTGTATTGAGCGTGTTGTCTCTAATATGTATTGCGACACCTTCTGCACTCAGTCCGTGAACACGGAGCTTGTGTCCGATGTCTTGGGTTAATTCGAGAAACACGGGCCACACCTGCTCCGGTTTCTCTAAATCTGCTACTGTTGTTATACCGTGTCCTACACTTTTTATAGGAGAAACGAAGTCTTTCTTGGCAACAAGGGAAAGGTCGTTGCCGTTGGCATAGTTCCATAAAACTACTCCGTTCTTTCCTAATCTTCTGCGTAAGAACTCAGGGTCGGTATTCGCTAAATCCCCGATGGTACGAATACAATAGCTGTCAAGCACTCGCTGGGTTGCCCGTCCTACACCGAGCAGGTCAGCGGCAGGAAGTCCCCAAATCTTTTCTTTGAATGTATCCTTTGGTATAACGGTTACTGCGTCCGGTTTCTTCATATCCGAGCCGAGCTTCGCAAATATCTTATTAAAGGAAACACCCACAGAAATCGTCAAGCCGAGTTCAAACTTCATCGTTTCACGAATTTCATTTGCCACCTTTTCCGGCGAACCGAAAAGGCTTTCTGTCCCGCTAATATCCAGCCAACACTCGTCCATACCATACGGTTCAACTTGGTCGGTATATCGCTCATAAACGCTTCTCGCAAGCTTTGAGTATTTGATATACTCCTCATAATGGGGCGGCACTACAACCAAGTCCTTGCACTTCTGTTTAGCCTGCCATACTGCGTCCCCGGTTTTCACATCAAAAGCCTTTGCTTTGTAGTTCTTTGCAAGCACGATACCGTGTCGTTCCTCCACAGAGCCGCAGACAGCAATCGGATATTTCTTCAATGCGGGGTCGAGCATACATTCGACGCTGGCATAGAAGTTATTCATATCACAATGAAGTATGCTTCGTAACATTTTTAGAACCCCCTTGACATTTTGGGTAGTTTGGTGTACACTATGTGTAGTTCAACTTCCCAATTCATATTATATACACTTCAACTGTACTTGTCAAGAGCAAATGGGTAGTTCAACTGTAAATATTCTTTTAAGGAGTGAAATCACAATGACATTCGGTGAAAAAGTCAAGGCTGAAAGAACAAAGCTTGGTATGAGTCAAGATGAGTTGGCAGCTAAAATCGGCGTAACCCGACGCATAATTGGTTCTTATGAAAATGATAAATCCCGTCCGAGAGGAATGGAAAGATATAAGAAGCTGGCAGAATCCTTAAATGTAAATGTGAATTATCTGCTGTCTGAGGACGACGCTTTCATCGCCGATGTAGAGGATAAGTACGGACGCAGAGGAGCAAGACAGGCTCAGGAGTTGCTTGCAGAAGTTACCGGTCTGTTTGCCGGCGGCGAAATGGCTGACGAGGATATGCGTGAAATGGTTGACGCCATTCAGGAAGCCTATCTTATTGCAAAGAAAAACAATAAAAAATACACCCCGAAGAAATACCGCAAAGACGAGTAATCCTCGAAGTGAACTAAGTCCAATATATGGGACATATAATAGTTTATAATTTATTATAGGGTTAATATCCGATATACTATAATATGGGAGGTGAGCCGGATTGGGGTATTACACTACGGCTGAGATTGTGAAAATCGTAAACAAGCTCATTGACCGCTGCGGTACTCGTGACCCATACAAGGTCGCAAAAGAGCTTGGTATCAATATAATCTACCGAAATTTTGACAAGCAGCGTGGAGCATATAAAGTTATTCTGAAGAACCGCTTTGTTTTTCTTAAAAACGGTATGCACCCGGTCGTGGAGCAGATAGTGCTATGGCACGAAATCGGACACGATGTTCTCCACAGGCAAGAAGCGGTTGCTGTCGGCGGGTTCAAAGAGTTCAACATCTTTGATATGAGAGAGAACCGTATGGAGTATGAAGCAAATATCTTCGCTTCTCAGGCTTCGCTCCCGGACGACACCATTTTGGAATACATTGAAAACGGCTATGACATTCAGCAGATTGCACGGGCAATGTGTTCTGACATAAACCTGATTGCTCTGAAAGTGGATACGCTGATTGCACAGGGCTATCAACTTCGCAAACAGGAACACCAAAACGATTTTCTTAAATACAATCACAAAATGTAAGACCGTCAAGTCTCGAATGTTGAGATTTGACGGTCTTTTCGTTATTTATTACATTTTTCTTTATAATCTTCGCCCCAACTCCACATAGCGTCGAGAATAGGTTTCAAGCTTTGTCCCAATTCTGTCAGAGAGTATTCTACTCTCGGCGGAACTTCAGCATACACTTTTCGATTAACGAGTCCGTTTTCTTCCATATCACGAAGCTGAGCAGTCAAAACCTTTTGAGAAACGCTGCCGATTGATTTTTTTAATTCACCGAAACGCTTTGTACCCGGCAGTAATGCTCATGTACGGTAAAGAAGCAAGCAACCGAAAACAATAGATAGACCGCCAGCACTACACTATTCCGAACCAAAGACCAAAAGATAAGCATTTTGAGAAAATCTAAACTTTTGGATTTTCCTACAATGCCGACTACGGCGGAATCCCTCCCACTCCTTATATATTTCTTTCTGTATACATTGAATTTGTATTTAGTAAAATGCAGACAACACCACGGATCGGCTTTTGGCTGGACAATTCCAACCAAACACCGCAGCAGACAGTAGAAACCATTCTGAACGTTAGGAAGCCGGTATGATTGTTACATATAAGGGGAAGAAAAATTTCTTTTAGATACTTGTTTTCCTAAAACTGATGTGATATAATTGTGATATAATAATTCAATTCCAGAAAAGGAGTAAAAAATATGCGGCAAGGTATTCTTAAATAAAACTATAATCAAATAGTGGGAACAAAGGATTATGATAGTCCCTTTTGTAGGGGCTTAGTTTTTTGTACCCAATTTAAGAATACTTTTGCCTTATCAATTTTGACATATCCCCAAAAACAGCACTCACAAACAGGTGTATGCTGTATATGTGTATGTCCGCAAATTATCATCCCCAGTGGTAAAAGTATTTTACTGCTGGGGATTTTTATGCCCTTCGGGGCAGTAAAGGGAGGACAATCACATGAAAATAATCAATATTGGAATTCTTGCCCATGTAGACGCTGGAAAGACGACCTTGACGGAGAGCCTGCTATATGCCAGCGGAGCCATTTCAGAACCGGGGAGCGTC